CCTTCAAAAAACATTCAAAAAGACTGATTTAATGCTTGACTTTAGTAAAAAAGATAAGTATAATAGTATCATTAGTAGAAATATGTATGGTACATAAAAAACTAATATAAAACTAATAGTAAGAAAAAAACTAATAAAGGCTAATATAGGAGAATATAAATGGCTACACTAGCAGAAATCCGTGCAAAACTTCTTGCACAAGATAACAAAGCATCAGACAATGCTTCCTCAAACAGAGGAACAGATGCAGTATACCCTTTCTGGAATATGGACAACGACAATACATCAGTATTGAGATTCCTTCCAGACTCAGACCCAACAAACACATTCTTTTGGAAAGAACGTCAAGTTATCAAACTTCCGTTCCCTGGTGTTAAAGGTGGTGATGAACAGAAACGAGTAATCGTTCAAGTACCTTGCGTTGAAATGTGGGGCGAGTCTTGCCCAATTCACGCAGAAATTCGTCCTTGGTTTAAAGACCCAGCAATGGAAGACCTAGGTCGTACATATTGGAAAAAGCGTTCTTATGTTTTCCAAGGTTTGGTTGTAACTGACCCTATCGGTGGTGACCAACCAGAAAATCCAATTCGTAGATTTATCATTGGTCCACAAATCTTTAAGTTGCTTAAAGCGGCACTGATGGACCCAGATATGGATAATCTACCAACGGATTATGAACAAGGTACTGATTTCCGTCTAACAAAGACAACTAAGGGTCAGTATGCAGACTATTCAACTTCATCGTGGTCTCGTAAAGAGCGTTCACTAAATGAAGACGAGCGTTCAGCAATTGAAACTCACGGTCTATATGACTTGAATGAGTTTATGCCTAAGCGTCCAACAGAAGATGATATGCGAATTATCACAGAGATGTTTGAAGCATCTGTTGATGGTGAATTGTATGACCCATCTCGTTGGGGTCAGCACTATAAACCTTATGGGTTAGATGTTCCAGCAGGCACTTCGGCTCCAACTCCAACTCCATCTGCTCCAAAAGTAGAAGAAGTTAAAGAAGTTGCGACAGCAGAAGCAACACCTGTTGCAGAAGCATCAGCACCAACTCCGACTCCAGCACCAGTAGAAACATCTACTGATGCACCGAAGTCAGATGCGGCAGATATCTTAGCAATGATTCGTAGTAGAAAAACTGACTAAGAACCAATGATTGAGTATGGGGAGTATAATACTCCCCTACTCTTTTTACATCACATAAGGAGAATTATATGGCACGAGCCTTCGATGCGAGTAAATTTCGCAAAAATATAACGAAATCAGTTCCAGGTATGAGCGTTGGTTTTAGAGACCCAGACACTTGGGTATCAACAGGTAATTTCACATTAAACAAACTTATCAGTAATGACTTCCATAAAGGGATTCCACTAGGTAAGGTAACAGTCTTTGCAGGTGAAAGTGGCGCAGGTAAATCATTCATTGCCGCTGGTAACGTAGTAAAAAATGCACAAGACCAAGGAATTTTTGTAGTCTTAATCGATAGTGAAAATGCACTAGATGAAAGTTGGCTACACGCACTTAACGTAGATACAACACCAGAAAAGTTGCTTAAACTAAATGTAGCAATGATTGATGATGTTGCAAAAATCATTTCAGACTTTATGAAAGGTTATAGAGAAGACCACGCAGATAAGCCAGACGAAGAACGTCCTAAAGTCTTATTTGTTATTGATAGTCTTGGAATGATGATGACCCCAACCGATGTTGACCAGTTCAATCGTGGCGATATGAAAGGTGATATGGGTCGTAAACCAAAAGCCCTAGCGGCACTAGTAAGAAATAGTGTGAATATGTTTGGTGATTATAATGTAGGACTAGTTGCTACAAATCACACATACGCATCACAAGATATGTTTGACCCAGATGATAAAATCTCAGGTGGTCAAGGCTTTATCTACGCTAGTTCTATTGTAGTTGCAATGCGTAAACTTAAACTTAAAGTAGATGCAGATGGCAACAAAACTTCACAAGTACACGGTATTCGTGCGGCTTGTAAAGTAATGAAAACACGATACTCAAAACCATTTGAGAGTGTTCAAGTAGAGATTCCATATGAAACTGGAATGAGTCCTTATAGTGGTCTTGTTGAGTTTTTCGAAGCAAAAGGTTTACTTGTTAAGCAAGGAAATCGATTGAAGTATGTGACTAAAGCAGGCGAAGAAATGATTGAATTCCGTAAGAATTGGTCAGATGAAAAACTTGATGTTGTTATGAACGATTGGAATGCTGAAGATATTGCAGAAGTATTAGAAGTAGAAATAGAAGATACTGTTGCTTCGGAAGAAGTATAAAAATCGAGCAATCTGTATAAATAGATTGCTTACAATAACAAGACAAAACTAAGAGGAGTCAACTTGGAATCAGAATCGCTATACGAATTGTGGGAAACTTTAGTGAACTATATTCCTGGCAAAGATAGAGTAGAAGCCGGCGAAATGTTCATAAAACAGTGTGACGATTTAGGAATGAGTAGTGAGGACATTGAGTTGCTAATAGATGGCAACCCTATTCTTGTGGTTTCGTTAGACAGATACTTTGAAGATGAAGTAGATGAAGACGATTATTATGATGATGGTGATGATTACTAATGAATTGGTATAGCAAAATAGTAAAAGACTGGAGTGAAATTCCAAACTTTATTCAATTTTTTGAAAGTGAACTTTCGGACGCAAGAAAAGAAGTGAAGATAGTTGGAAACATTGAGAAAAATGCAACTTATCTTCCTGCATATGTTGAACTTCGGTTTGGTCAATTACAAGAGATAGAGGCAATACTTGAACATCTGAATATACAGTTACGAAAGAAGAGAAGTTCGTATCTGAGGAAATATTTAGAAAATTATAATAAAGTATTGAGTAGTAGAGATGCAGAAAAGTATGCAGATGGTGAAGATGAAATTGTTGCAGTTGGTGAATTAATAAACCAAGTTGCACTTATTAGAAATCAGTATCTTGGTATAACAAAAGGGTTTGAAATTAAACACTTTCAACTGTCCAACATAATAAAGTTACGTGTTGCAGGTATGGAAGATTCAGAGATAACAACATATTAGGGTAGAGGGTATAATGAGTAACATTCAGATAGTTAAACGAAACGGAGAAAAAGAAGATTTAGATTTAGAAAAAATGCACAAAGTTGTATTTGAAGCGTGTAACAATATTAATAATGTGTCTGCCAGTGAAGTTGAATTGAAATCACATATACAATTCTATAACGGAATGACAAGTAGTGAAATACAAGAAACACTTATTAAAGCCGCGGCAGAATTAATATCAGAAGATACACCGAATTATCAATGGGTTGCTGGAAACTTAATCAATTATCATATTAGAAAAGAAGTATATAACAACTTTGAGCCAATTCATCTTTTAGAATTGGTCAATAAAAATGTCGAGTCTGGATTTTACGACAAAGCATTGTTGAGTGCATATTCAATCGAAGAGTGGGAAAAAATTAATGCTTTTATTAAACACGACCGAGATTTTGATATCACTTATATTGGAATGGAACAGTTTCGTGGAAAGTACTTAGTACAGAATAGAGTTACAAAACGCTTGTATGAGACACCGCAAATGGCGTATGTTCTTATTGCGACAACATTGTTTAGTAATTATCCACAAGAAGAACGTTTGAAGTGGATAAAAGAATATTATGATGCCATCAGTACATTTGACATCTCATTGCCAACACCTGTTATGGCTGGAGTTCGTACACCACAAAGACAGTTCAGTAGTTGTGTATTAATTGAGACTGGAGATAGTTTAGATAGTATTAATGCGACATCTAGTTCAATTGTTAAATATGTCTCTCAGAAAGCAGGGATTGGCGTTGGAGCAGGTAGTATCCGAGCAATAAACTCACCTATTCGTAATGGCGATGCAAGTCATACAGGTGTTATTCCATTCTATAAAATGTTTCAAGCGGCTGTTAAATCGTGTTCACAAGGTGGTGTTCGTGGCGGTGCGGCAACATTATATTATCCTGTTTGGCATTATGAAGTCGAAGATTTACTTGTTTTAAAGAATAACAAAGGCACAGAAGATAATCGTGTTAGACATATGGATTATGGTGTTCAGTTCAATAAACTGATGTATGAACGTCTAATGACAGGTGGCAATATTACATTATTCTCACCACAAGATGTCCCAGGATTGTATGATGCATTCTTTAATGACCAAGATAAGTTCCGTGAACTATATGAACAAGCAGAACGTAAAACATCTATTCGTAAGAAAACAGTACCTGCTATTGAACTATTTTCTTCATTTATGAATGAGAGAAAGAATACAGGCCGTATCTATTTGATGAATGTAGACCACGCAAATGACCACAGTTCTTTTGATACAAAAGTGGCACCAATCAAACAATCAAATCTATGTTGCGAGATTAATCTACCAACAAAGCCATTGAACAGTGTGATGGACGAAGAGGGCGAAATTGCTCTCTGCACACTTAGTGCTATCAATTGGGGCAATATAAAATCTCCAGAAGACTTTGAAAAGCCCTGTGAGTTAGCAGTAAGAGGACTTGATGCTCTATTGAGTTACCAAGATTATCCACTCATTGCGGCTGAATTATCAACAAATAATAGGAGACCTTTGGGCGTAGGCATTATTAATTTTGCGTATTGGCTGGCTAAAAATGATACAAACTATACTGACCCTAACTTAGAGTTAGTCGATGAATGGGCAGAAGCATGGAGTTATTATCTAATCAAAGCCTCAAATAATTTGGCAAAAGATATTGGACCTTGTCCGAAATCTGATGAAACAAGATACGGACACGGTGTTGTGCCAATTGACACTCGTAAGAAAGAGATTGACGAACTTGTTTCTCATAAAGAAAGAATGCCGTGGGCATCTCTTAGAGAAGACCTTAAAGAATATGGAATTAGAAATTCAACATTAATGGCTCTTATGCCTGCAGAAACATCTGCACAGATTTCAAATTCTACAAATGGTATTGAACCGCCACGTAGTTTAGTTAGTATCAAACAATCAAAGCACGGAGTACTAAAGCAAGTAGTTCCTGGTATTCACAAGTTGAAAAGTAAATATGAACTTCTATGGGACCAGAAAAGTCCAGAAGGTTATTTAAAGATTATGGCAGTATTACAAAAGTATATCGACCAAGGTATATCGGTCAATACATCGTACAATCCTGTATTCTTTGAAGATGAAAAGATTCCAATGTCAGTGATGTTGCAACATCTTATAATGTTTTATAAGTATGGTGGAAAACAATTGTATTACTTCAATACATTTGATGGACAAGGCGAAATAAATGTTGATGGTGACTTCATGGATAAAAATGAAGAACTTCCAATGGGCACTTTAATTGATGATGAGGATTGTGAAGGTTGCACGATATAGATTTCTGTGCTATACTAGAACTATGATAGAGAAAATATACATTCCAACAGTTAATAGAGTTAACAACCAGATAACATATAACGGTCTTTCTGATTCACTAAAAGAAAGAGTGGTTATGGTTGTTCAGTCTTGGGAACGAGACCAATACACCTATGATTGTGAATATCTAGTTCTGCCTGAAGAAATAAATTTAGACGATTACTTATGTCTGGCAAAGACACGAGATTGTATATACAAAGATGCTGGTACTATAAAGTATTGTGTCTTAGATGATGATTTAGTTTTCAAAAGAAGAAATCAGAAGTATTTTAAAAAAAGTGGCATACGATTAGAAGAAGATATGAAGACTAGTAAGAGAGTTTGCACAGATGATGACTTAACAGAAATGTTTAATCTATATGATAGTTTACTAGATATAGTTAGTTATTGTGGCGGATGCAGAATAGGATTACCACCTGCTGAAAGTAATGACCAAAGGCATTCTTCATATTTGAATAATAGTCCAGTGTTTAGCCAACTGTTTCTAAACGGTGCAGATATATATGAAAAGTTAGAAGAACTTAATACTACAAAAATTAGATATAATGAAGATGTTCTTTTTCTGTTAAGTATACTCACATCAGGATTAAGTGGGATAGAAAGTCAGCAGTTTGGTTTTCAAAACTCAAGTACTGAAACTAAAAATGTTTCTCAAACTGTGTGGAATGATACAACCCATGAACAAGTATGGAAAGACCATAAAGTGATAGAAAATTTATTTCCACGCTTTTTTAAAATACTATTAGATAACGATGGAAACAGAATTCCAGGTGGATTCAGAGATTACGGAAAAACACAAATTGATTGGAGTAAAGCCCATGAATACGGTAAACACAAACATACGACTTTTCAATCGTTGTTTGCTTAGAGGATTAGAGAGATGACAGTATTTAACGCAAAAAATAAACAAGACCACACAACTGCGAAGGCGTTTTTAGACCCATCGGGCGGTGTGACAATTCAACGATATGATATGTTGAAGTATAAACAATTTGATAAATTAACTGATAAACAGTTGGGTTTCTTTTGGCGACCAGAAGAAGTTGATTGCCACAAGGATGCAAATGACTTCAATAATCTTACAGATAATGAAAGACACATCTTCACAAGTAATCTTAAAAGACAAATCATACTAGATAGTGTACAAGGTCGTGCGCCAGTAGAAGCATTCGGGCCATTAGTAAGTATTCCAGAACTAGAAGCATGGATTCAAACTTGGACATTCAGTGAAACAATTCACTCACGTAGTTATACACATATTATTCGTAATGTATATTCTAATCCTAGTAAAGTATTTGATGAAATGATGAGTATTCCTGAGATTACAGACTGTGCTGATGCTATCAGTACTAACTACGATGAACTCATTGACTTATCATTAAAGTATCAACTACTAGGCGAAGGCAAACATACAGTCAATGGCAAGAAAGTTGAAGTAGACCTATACGAACTTAAGAAAGCATTATACAAAACACTAATGAGTGTTAACATCTTAGAAGGTGTTCGTTTCTATGTATCGTTTGCTTGTAGTTGGGCATTTGCTGAACTTAAGAAGATGGAAGGCAATGCGAAGATTATTAAACTAATTGCACGTGATGAGAATTTGCACTTGGCTTCTACTCAATCACTTCTAAAGATTTTACCTAAAGACGATAAAGATTATATTAAAATTGCAAAAGAAACAGAAGAAGAATGTATTCAGATGTTTGTTGATGCAGTAGAACAAGAAAAAGCGTGGGCAGAATATCTATTTAAAGATGGCTCAATGATTGGTCTTAACGCACAGTTGTTAAGTGATTATATTGAATGGATTTGTTGCAAACGTATGATTGCTGTTAATCTAAAATGTCCATATGTTGTTCCACAAGCAAACCCTTTACCGTGGACACAGAAATGGATTGCAGGTGCAGATGTTCAAGTAGCACCACAAGAAACAGAAATCACTTCATATATTCAAGGTGGAGTCAAACAAGACGTATCTTCTGATACCTTTGGTGGAATGTCTCTGTGATAGAATTAGATAAAATAGGTGTAATAGATTACGAAGTAAAAGATTTTGTTGCGTTAACTCCCCACAACGAGGCACATTTTTGTTTAGTACCTAGGATTGTAGACCAACAAATTATTTTAAAGTTACAAAAAGTAATGATGGATATTGGCAATGCAAACATTAAGAATGGAGTATGCAAAGAATACCATACTATAATGAGATTTGTCAATGACCATCCAATTGTAGAAATACATTTAACACAGGAGAAAAGTATGACCAAAATAGGAACAGAGTTTCAAACATGGATACAAAGTACTTGGATGAACCACCTTGAAGAAAAGTTACAGTGGAAAGAGAAAGTAGATTACACTCAATCCGATTGGCTTAAGAATAATTTAGACTTCTTAACTAATAAATTTCAGGAAGAAGTTAGAAACAGATAAATGGGTTGCCTATCATTATTACTTGCATTGTCGTTTCACGTTGGATTAGAAGGCGACTATAATAGTGTGCATCCCCACGGCAGATGCACAGTAGATAATTGGATTACTGGAGCCTATTATAACAGTGAAGAAAAAGTCAGTTATTATGTTGGTAAAAAAATATCTAATGTAGATAATAATTGGGATTTAGAAATAGGATTAGTAACAGGCTATAGTGGAATGAATATAGCGCCGATGATAAGATACATAAACGATGGATGGTTTATTACACCAGCATACGAAACAACAGGTAAGATAGGAGTTACAATGGGTTATGAAATTAAACTGGGAGGAAAATAATGAAAATAGTTCTTGCAACTGGTGGATTTGACCCAGTACATTCTGGACATATTTCATATCTTAAGGCCGCTAAAGAAATGGGCGATATGCTTATTGTTGGCTTAAACTCAGATGAATGGTTAGAACGCAAAAAGGGTAAATGTTTTATGCCCTGGAACGAGCGTATTGCAATTCTCAATAACTTACAAATGGTAGATGAAGTCTTCACCTTTATGGATGATGATGATACTGCTATCAATTTCATTAAACAAGTTATCGCACATTATCCAAATGACCAAATAATCTTCGCTAACGGCGGTGATAGAAAAAAAGGCAATACGCCTGAAGTAGAATTTGCAACATCTATTGCAGATACTTCACCTGGATTTGGTTTTGTATGGGGAGTAGGCGGAACAGATAAGAAAAATTCAAGCAGTTGGATTTTAGAAGAATGGAAAGCACCTAAAACAATTCGAAATTGGGGTTACTATAGAGTATTACACGAAGACGGAACAGGTGCAAACCTTAAAACAAAAGTAAAAGAACTTACAGTAGACCCAGGAAAATCTTTATCTTTACAAAGACACAAATACAGAAGTGAGTATTGGGTAGTAACACAAGGAGTTGCTACATTAGAGTTAGAAGGTCAACCTAGAGAACTAGGAATACACGAAAATGTAGAAATACCTTCAGGATGGTGGCATAAACTAAGTAACGAAACTTCAACGCCTGTGAGAATTGTAGAAATTCAAACAGGACTAAAATGTGAAGAAGAAGACATAGAGCGGGCGCCAAAGAAATAAGATAATAATTTTTTAATATAACCACAAGGAGAACAGGATGAACCTATTAAATCTAACCGAAGTCGAAATTAACAACTTAATCGAATCTTTGGCTAAAAATCCAGGTATTGAAGAAGATGCCAAAGAACCAACATTAGTTTGGTTAAGAGAACAATACTCTGAACAGAAAATAGGCGGTGCTTGGAAACGCAGACTTAGAGAAAGAGGTCATGTCATTTAAGTATCTAACTTATGCAACATTAATAACGGCTGTAATTATATTTGCATTTGTAAAGTCAGTTGAGGCACAGCCGCATCAAGTTATTGATACTGACCCAGAGATGCTAGTTCTTGCAACTGAATTAGAAGATAAAGAAATGGCTGTTATGGTATTGGGTGGTGTAGATTATTATGCACAAGAATGTACTTCATTAACTTCTCGCGGAGTTATATATAGAAACAAAATAATTACATACCACGAAATAAATGAGGCGTTATTGCCAATTAATCCTACATACATCAAAGGTGCGTTAGCAGTCTCAGGATATGATTGTTATGAGATGTATGAATTGATAACATTGTTAGAAAAAGATGTGGTAGAAGAACCAGAGACACCAGTTGATAAAGAAGAAACTATTGCGTAAGTCAGTTCAGTATTAATAGAATAAATAGTGGTATGAAAAGTTATCCCTCAGACACTTGGTGTACATATCCATTTACCGCACTAGTTTTACATAATGGTGGGTCATACGGACCCTGTTGCTCGGCAAATGAAGCAGTAGCAATTGGAACGGACGATAAAGAAGTTGTCCTTGAAATGTATAATCCCAACCAGAAAACAGTATTCAAACCATATGCCATGTCGGCAAATCAAGCATTCAATAGTGAATTTATGAAAGATATCCGTCAGCAAATGATGGAAGGCAAACGACATACTGCCTGTAGTAGTTGTTGGCGACAAGAAGACCTAGGAATAAAAAGCAAACGACAAGGAATGAATCAAGTTTACATAGAGCCCGGTGAAGGCCATGCTGACGGAGGTTTCGAGTATGACATAGACGAGATGGTCAAAAACCCAAGACTACGTTCATTAGATTTAAAGTTTGACAATAAGTGTAATTTACATTGCTTAATGTGTACAAGTGGTAGCAGTGATATGTGGGTTCCGTTAGATAATAAAATGCACAAGTATCTTGCTTTACAAAATGTAACCAAAGAAGATGATTTAGATTTATATATGGATGATGCCCATAAGTATAAATGGACACCAGGAGAATTCCCAGAGACACTATATGAAGAAATTAAACGATTAGTTCCGCAATTACAAGAAATACAATGTACGGGTGGCGAACCTTTTATAAATGCTCATTTTATTGAATTGTTAAAATATATAATTGACACAGGACACGCAGACCATATATCATTAGAGGTCACTACAAACGGTACTAAGTTTGTCACTGAGGTTATGGAACTATTAACACATTTCCGACACATACGAATGCTGGTAAGTGCAGATGGCACAGGCAGTACATATGACTATATTAGAGCGCCTTATCGTTATGACTTATTAAAGAAACGATTGAAAACATTAGACGATTATTTCACATCAGGAAAAATTAGAGGATGGGCCGAAGTTAGTTCAGTCGCAATGGCATATAATGTATTTGATTTTGCTAATTATCCTGATATTGTCGCTGGATTGAAATATGGACATTTTGCTGTTGACGGAAATATAAACTTCTCTTTACATAATATGGACAATGTTTTACATATTAAATGGCTACCCGATGAACTAATAAATGAAGCCTTAGAGTATTACAAATCTTTACGACTTCCAGCCTACGACCTTCATTTGAGCCGTATTATTAAAAACTTCGAAGGATATATAAAGGATAATAAAGTTGATGAGAAAACAAAATTATACCATCAACGAAGAATGAAAAATTATACAGTATTAACAGACAAAGTACTTAATAGAGATTACCACGATTATTTAGACCCTCGGTTATGCGACTTTTTAGATACAGTAGATACTGATGTGAAGTAAGATAAATATGTATATAATTTGACAACCAGACTAAATTGTGTTATACTATTTTAATAATCAAACTTAAGGAATGATGATGATAGGAACAGATATAGTAATAATGATGAGTGCTTTTATCGGCGCTTGTGCTTACTTTAGTTATAAGAGTGGAATGAAATACGGATATCAGCAAATGGCACACGAAGTTGCTACTGCAATAGTTGATATTACTGTTGAGCAACAAAGAATCGAAGTAATGAAACTCGAAGTTCGGCAGATTCAAAGAGAATGTGAGAAACTAATTGAAGATAACAAAGTTCCTCAACTATGAAAATTATATCTGGAAATAGTAATTCAAAACTTGCAGAAGAAATCGCTGGATATTGTTTCTCTGCATTAGTTCCTACTGACATTAAAGCATTTGCTGATGGCGAAAGTAGTGTAGAGTTTTTAGAGAATGTTCGAGGTGAAGATGTCTTTATTGTTCAGAGTACAAGTACTCCTGTAAACGATAATCTTATGGAACTTCTTGTAATGATTGATGCGGCAAAACGTAGTAGTGCAAAACGTATTACAGCAGTCATTCCTTACTTTGGTTATGCAAGACAAGATAGAAAAAGTGCAAGTCGTACACCAATTACTGCTAAACTCGTAGCAAATCTCATTACAGAAGCCGGTGCAGATAGAGTTCTGACAATGGACTTACACGCTGGACAAATTCAAGGCTTCTTTGATATTCCAGTTGATGATTTAACAAGTCGTATCGTATTTGCTAAAGATATTAAGAGACATTTGGGTAATGAAGCGTATGAGAGTACAGTATTCGTTTCACCAGATGCTGGTGGTACTGTAAGAGCAAGAAAATTTGCTGATATGTTCCACGATGATATTGCTATTGTTGATAAACGCAGACCAAGAGCAGGTCAAAGTGAAGTAATGAACATTATTGGTGAGGTTGAAGGACATCACGCTATTTTAGTTGATGATATTGTTGATAGTGGCGGAACATTATGTAATGCCGCTCAGGCAATTATGGATGCTGGTGCATTAAGTGTCAGAGCATACATTACTCACGGAGTATTAACAGGTGAAGCCTGTAAAAAAGTGGAAAAGAGTGTATTAGAAGAATTAGTCATTACAGATAGTATCGAATTTCGTTGTCCTAGCGATTTAAAAAAGACACGACAAGTTAGTGTTTCGAAATTGTTCGGTGAAGCAATTCGCAGAGTAAGTAATGAAGAAAGTGTAAGCAGTTTGTTTAATAATAATATAAAACTATGATGAATAAACCAACAATAACTTCAGGAACAATAATCCAACACAAAACAAGCCATCGGTTAGCAAAAATTACTGATGCGTATTATCCACCAGATAATCCGTTCGTTATATGTTTGTCTTATAGATATATAGATTCAGGCAACAGCCGTTCATTAATAGACACAGATTTAGACAATTTTATTGAAAAATGGGATGTTTTAGACGATATGCCCACTGAAAAAGAACAAATTCCAGTCTAATTTACACAAAAAACACCTAAAAACTTGACAAATCCTCGTTTTGATGTATACTATAAGTATATTCAATAAAGAGAGGTTAATAAATGGCTTATATATCAACTGAAGAAGTAAAAGCGGTTCGAGTTGCTCTTAAAGAGCGTTTCAAAAACAAACTAAAATTTTCTGTTACTAGAAATAATTACTCAAGTCTTAATGTTTCTATCGTTTCTGGTGAAATAAACTTCTTTGACGGAAGTTTAGACCGAAAAGACAAGCATCATCCAGAGGCTCCAACATACAAGTTCGATGGCTACGAGCAAATCAATGAGTATTATCCTGAAAATTACGGTAAACACAAAGCATTATTCAGCGAAATTGTCAATATTATGAAGACTGCACCCGCATCAATAGAGGGTGGTCGTGCTTGGTATGACAAGTCAGATGCAATGATTGACTATTTTGATACTGCTTATTACACCCACATTAACATTGGTAAGTGGGACAAACCTTATGAATTTAAAGGAGAGAAATAATGAATAAATTTAAACTGTTTCAAATCCACCTTACGGACGCAGAAATTGACCTGATTAACGAAGAAGGTCACGATGCAGTTCATAAGCAATCTTTAAAATTAGATATGAACCTACGTAAAAATGATACAGGTATGATTGCGGCTGATGCCTTCAACCGTGGTTACTATACTCACGTATCAAATATTACCGCTGATAGTTTAGAAGGTGTATTTCACGTAGGTAATATGGGACCAGAAGAAAACATTGAACGTTTATCAAGTATGTACAGTGTTAGTGTTGGTGATATTGTCGAAGATGAAACTGGTAAGCAATCAGTAGTTGCTAGTTTTGGCTTCAAGGATGTTGCGATATAAAATTGCAAAAACTTGACAAACCACATTTTTGTGTTACAATAATAGTATATTAAATGAGAGGAGTAAAAATGACAGAATATAATAGTGAGATGGCAGAGATAATATTTGGATTAGTATTTTTTGTAGCGACTATGAGTGCGGTATTGTTACCAGTTACATTGACTACTCTTAAACTATCTAAGGTGTCTGTATGATTAAGTATGTAAAGTCACAAAAGACTGGTGAATGGTTACCTATTAGTCCAGAAGATATGGACTATAAGAGATATGGTAAGACACTAGAAGAATTAATCGTTGAACGAGACGCTATCAATAAAATTGTATACGGAACAGAAAGATTTAAGATACGATGAAAACAAATTTACTTAAAGATGTATTCGCTTTCGCTATTAAGGCCCACGAGGGACAGAAGCGGAAATACACTGGTGAAGACTATATTGTTCATCCTATGGCAGTAGCACGCCTAGTATCACAACACGGTGGTAGCGAAATCCAGCAGGCTGGTGCGTTGTTGCACGATGTTGTAGAGGATACTGCGTACACACTAGCAGATATTAATGCTCTATTTGGTGACGAAGTTGCCACAATGGTTCAATGGTTAACAGATACATCAAAACCAGAAGATGGCAATCGTGCTGTTCGTAAAGCAATCGATAGGAAACGACTAGCAGAGGCGCCCGCAGAAGCACAATTTGTTAAACTTGCTGATATGATTGACAACAGTTTGTCTATTTTTGTGTTTGATAAGAGTTTTGCACCTAAGTTTGCAGAAGAAATGGCTCTACTAGTGAACGATATGACGAAAGTAGTTGGCAGTTCTCTGTGGCTAGAAGCCCATAAGGTACTAAAAGATGGACCAGTAGAGAAAGAAGATTATTCACTGCGTAGGTCAGAAGTATAAAATAATTAAAAACTTGACAGATATCATATCTGTGCTATAATATAGTTATATTAAACAAATGAGAGGGTTGAATATGAATATGATAAAAATAGAAAACGGGTCTTATAACAACACCGAGATAAACGGTTGTTTCCCATTAATTAAAGGTATAACTAAGTCGAAAGATGGGTCATACTTTGTGAAAGTTAAAACAACAGATGCGACTGAAAAAGTATTTTCTGGCCGTGATGCTTGTAGAATTAAGATTGAAAACCAAGACCAAGTTACCGAAGTAGAAAATGCTGAACTTGGTAAAGAAGTGATTGAAACTGACGAACAAGCGATTGACCGAATTGCAGAACGTTTTTCTATTTTAGAAGAAATGACGGGTGCTACACTAGACGGTATTGTTCGAGGTATGATTGTTACAGGACCTCCAGGAGTCGGTAAAACATTTGGTGTTGAACAAATACTTGAAAAAGATAGTTTGTTTGATATGATGGCTGATAAACCATTAAGACATACTTTTGTTAAAGGTGCAATGTCGGCAATCGGTTTATATAGCACTCTTTACAAGTACTCGGATTCAAAAAGTATTGTAGTCCTAGATGATTGTGATAGTATTCTTTGGAATGAAGATGCACTAAACATTCTTAAAGCCGCACTTGATAGTGGCAAGAAAAGACGAATTTCTTGGAACTCTGATTCAAACTTCTTGCGTAGAGAAGGTGTTCCTGGTGAATTTGAATTTAAAGGTTCAGTTATCTTTATTACAAACTTGAAGTTTGATAGTACTAGACAAACTAAAATCAAAGACCACTTAGAAGCAATTCTTTCTCGTTGTCATTACCTTGACCTTACACTTGACACTACACGTGACAAGATTATGAGAATTAAACAGATTGCCAGAGACGGTGGGTTGTTTGATACTAAAGGTCTAACTAAAATTGAAGAGCAAGAAATCATTGAGTTTATGGTTGACGAACAAGATAGGTTGCGTGAAGTCTCATTGAGAATGGCTCAAAAGATTGCAGACCTTCGTAATATGAACAAAGTAAGATGGAAAACTCTAGCAGAATCAACTTGTATGAAGCGTAGAGTTTCATAAGAGTTTAAAAAGTCAACCCCTCGGCGCTGGTAATAGAAATATTACCGGCGTTTTTTTATGCAGAAAAGACTTGAATTATATGGCGAATTATGTTATACTAAGTTATTATGACAAGAAGAGAGTATAGAGAAATTATATGAATATATTTTACTTAGACAAAAATGCAAAAACAAGTGCAGAAATGCACCTAGATAAACACTGTAGTAAGATGCTCGTAGAGTATGCCCAACTAATGTCAACAGCCCATCGTGTTTGTGACGGCGTAGAGTGGCACGATAAGAATAAGATTGGTAGACGAATCAAAAGATGGCGTTTAAGTGACAATATGGAAAATATCATTTATAAAGCATCACACGTAAATCATCCAAGTAACATCTGGACTCGTGCAAGTAGGCATAATTATGCATTTCTATATGAAATGTGGTCTCATTTACACGAAGAATTTAAGATACGATACGGTAAAGACCACCTATCTTATACAAAATTGAGTGAAGCATTGAAGTATCCACCCGTAAACATCAGTGATGCATCTTTTACTCAACCAACCCAAGCAATGCCAGATGATGTAAGAGATAAAGACAGTGTGACTGCATACAGAAATTACTACATCAAACATAAAAGTCATATTGCAACTTGGAAAACAAAGCAACCAGAATGGTATAAATTAGCATCATAATGAGTAAATGTACAATCATAATCAAGGACGAAGTAAATGTCAAGTTAGAAGGCCTTGACCCATCAACTCGTAGAAAATGCAGTGACAAATTGAAGTATTTCTTACCTCATGCATATCATATGCCTGCATACAAACTCGGTCGATGGGATGGCACAGTCCGCTTTTGTGATGTCGGTGGCAGAACATTTCTAAATTTATTAGATGATGTTTTACCAGTAATCATTGAACAAGGTTACGAGGTAGTCATTGATGATAGGCGTGAAAACGAAGAAATGAGTTTTCCTATTATAACTGAGAACTTCTGGGACGGAGTTACTTGGCCTGAAGGACATATAAAAGCGGGCGAACCAATTGTATTAAGAGACTATCAAGTAGAAGTAATCAATCAGTTTATATCAGCACCACAGTGTCTCCAAGAGATAGCCACAGGTGCTGGTAAGACGATTATGACTGCAACTATGAGTAAAGTAGTTGAGAAATATGGTAGGTCTATTGTTATTGTACCAAATAAAGACTTAGTACGCCAAACAGAAGAAGATTACACAAATTGTGGATTAGATGTTGGTGTATATTTTGGTGATAAAAAAGAAGAAGGTAGAACACATACTATCTGTACTTGGCAATCTCTCAATTCGTTATTGAAAAAGACTAAGAAAGGTGAAGCCAATATTATGGACTTCATTGATGGTGTCTGTTGTGTAATTGTTGATGAAACTCACCAAGCAAAAGCAGATGTATTGAAAGATTTACTTACTAGTGTATTTGCTAATGTGCCTATTCGTTGGGGACTAACAGGGACTATTCCTAAGAGTGATTGGGAATCTGCTAGTTTGCGTAGTTCACTTGGCGATGTTATAAACAAACTGTCAGCAAAAGAATTACAGGACCAAGGTGTTCTAGCAAACTGCCATGTGAACATTGTACAAACACAAGAAACAGCAGTGTACTCCAACTATCAAAATGAAATGACATTTTTACTTGAAGACAAAAAGAGATTAGATTATGTTTCTAAGATGATTAAAGACATTTCCAAAACTGGAAATACTCTTGTTCTGACAAATAGAATTAAAAATGGAGAAGCATTACAGGATTTAATACCAGAATCTGAATTCGTTCAAGGTTCAATGGCAGTCTCAGATAGAAAAGATGCATACAATGATATAAATGAAGGTACTAATACAATCACAATTGCCACTTATGGAGTAGCCGCAGTTGGTATTAATATTCCTCGTATCTTTAATTTAGTGCTACTAGAACCAGGCAAATCGTTTGTTAGAGTTATCCAATCGATTGGTCGTGGAGTTCGAATGGCAGAAGACAAAGACTTTGTACAAATATGGGATGTAACCAGTCGTTGTAAGTTTTCAAAAAGACATTTAACAGAACGAAAAAAGTACTACAAAGATGCTTCATACCCATTCACAATCGATAAGATTACATATTAAAGGACAACTATGAAAATATTAACACCAGATAACAGATGTTTTGAAATGAACAGTTTACCAGAAGAAATTGATGACATTCGTTATTGTGTCATGGATGTAACAGATAAAGATGACCCAGATTTCTTTTTTATTCCACTTGTGTTTATAGAAACATTCAGTGCGCCTAGTATGAGTATTAGTATTGGCCCACATACGATTGAAATGCCAATAGATTGGAATATTATGATTGGAGAAGCAGACCTAGGATTACTAGAATTCATTCCATTAACAAGTATTAATGAACGTAAATTCGATACGCTATTGACAAATCCATTAAAAGGGTATACAATGGATTGGCAACCAATTAAAATTAACAATGTGTTTGCAGATGTGAAATGGTTCTTTCCTAAATTGAAGTACGGCCATATTCTTGCAATCCCATTAGAATACGGAGATAGTCCAAAGTGTGCATATTTTGTAAAAGACTTAAATCGAATTCCAGACCAAATGAGCAGTTATGACTTCTTCTAATAAACACATGATAGCGATAGACGATGTAGGCGAAAGCAAGGATGCGTTTATGTGGTGTAAAGAAAAGTTGAAAGTCAATAGTTGGTGCTATAATGTAGGAAGTAATGCAGATTACTTTTACTTTAACGAAGACAAAGACGCACAGTTTTTTATTACTGTGCATGGTGGAAGGTATTGTAATGGCGGCTAAGTTACCTCTAAGTGATGTACTAAGTGCAATTGATAGAAGAGACTTCAATTGGTATGCTAACCTTGATGCTGAAAAGAAGAAGGCGTGGAGTAGTTGGTTGTTCATTCGATATGCAAGTTCTACAAAGGGTAAAGATAGAGATGATTTGTTACTCAATACGAATGAATTTGTAAACAAGCATTATGGAGATATCTATAAACACGAAGAATTAGTTTGGAAGTTAATGTGTTTGACTGGAACAGGTAAGAAGCAGTACCACGAATGGATTAAAGCACCAAACTCTAAAATAAAGAAAGATGCTATTTCGCAATTTGTTTCAGAAACATATCCTACAATGAATGGTATTGAAGTTGAATTGTTTCTAAAAATGAACAATGTTTCAGATATGAAACAAATGGCAACTGATATGGGTATGTCTGACAAAGAAGTCAGTGAAATTTTTGAAAAAAAGAAAGCAAAGAAAAAGAAAAGTAAATGAGTTTTGAATGTCAATATTGTTTAAAAAAGTTTAAGTCTGAAAAGACTATAATGGTCCACGTCTGTGAACCTAAAAGACGATATATGAATAAAAATGAAAAGTATAGCAGACTGGCATTTTACGCATTCAATCGTTTTTATGAGTTAACACAAGCAACAGGCAAACCAATTGACTTTGATATGTTTGCAAAAAGTAAGTTTTATCTAGGTTTTACTAAGTTTGGAAAGCATATACTAAATATAAATGCAATAAATCCTGAAGAATATGTTGACTTTGTTATACAAAATAGTGTAAAATTAGATAAATGGACTTCAGATTCAGTATATAATACCTATGTACAGGAGTTAAATAGAAAAGAATCTGCGGACAGAGCGGTAGAACGAAGCATATTATTAATGCAGAAGTGGGGTGAAGAATATGAAAGACCTTTTAACAAGTTTTTTGAGGAAGTCAGTAAACCATTGGCTATACATTATATCAAATCAGGACGCATTAGTCCTTGGGTTATTTTTAATTGTGATAATGGTGCTGAATTGATTGATAGTTTTTCTGACCACGAGTTGACGTTGATAAATGATTATTTAGAGCCCGCATTTTGGACACGAAAGTTCAACGCAAGGGTAGAAGATGTTCAATTTGTTAAAATGATATTGAAGAAGGCAGGTATATAATGGCAACGAAAAAAGAAACTTCAGTAGTCGGTAGTCTACTAATACAGAAAGACCCAGAAACTGGTGAATTATATATAGAGTTACCAAAGGAAACTTTAGCGAGGTTGGGTTGGGGCGAAGACGATGATTTAGAATGGATAGAAAATCCAGATGGAAGTTGGCAAGTAATCAAAAAGGAGAATAAGAAATGAATCCAGAAGATTTAATGATAACATTAGATGCAGATAGTTCTGATGATTACATATCGCCTACTACAATAACACTTGATGATAATTATTGGAGTGATTTAGATGACCCAAGAGATGATGAAATTAAATCTATGAGTAGCAGACTGGAAGAAATTGAAAATCGTTTATCAATTCTTGTACCTGATAAAGAGATGTTAGAGAAGTACGAAGTGTTACAGGATATTTACAAACAGTACAAGGCCGCAGAAGCATTACTTTCTGGACCAGACGTGGAGATAGAATGAAACATATTAGAGAATACACTTGGGTAGGAGTTGAAGTGTCAGTAAATTCAATTGCAATGCAAATGTTTAAAGATGAATGGCGACCCGATTATATCGTAGGCATAACACGAGGCGGATTAGTACCAGCAGTTTTACTTTCACACACTACTGACATTCCTATGAAAACATTATGCGTACAATTAGAATCAGATGGACTTGATGAAAATACTGAACGTAATGCCCTTATGGCTAGGGATGCATTAAAAGATAACAAGAAAATTTTAATTATTGATGATATCAATCGAGGCGGAGACGCAATGGAATGGATACAGAATGATTGGCAAGAATCAATGGGCATGGTAGGAGACTACAAATCAGAAGCATGGCATACAAATGTAAGATTTGCATCATTAATTGATAATCCAAATTCTAAAGTTCCGATGGATTATTGTAATGAAGAAATTGACTTAGATGAAGAAAATATCTGGGTGGAGTTTCCGTGGGAGAGTTAATAAGACGCAATCCCAAAAGAACACAAGAACGTCTATTAAGACTTCGTAGAATAGTAGGACCTGAAAAGAACCCTAAAAGAAGATTTGCATCTGATTTTGATAACGAAGATTATTTAAAATGGACGGCTATTTCTTCTGATAAGATAGATTATGAAATAAAGCCAATTGTAAAAGGTGCTGGTCGATTAGGTGAACTAGTAGATTGGTGTGATGACAATTGTAATGGAATATATGTTATAGGAAAATCAGATAAGATATATTTTGAAGATGAAAATGATGCGGCAATGTTCGCTTTGGTATGGAAATGAATGTAGTAAAAACAGATATTGATATTGATGTAGTTAGCAGAGATGACCTGTTGGTCCACTTCAAGCATATTCCAGCAATTATAAAAAAGAAAGACGATACTTATGACAAACATAACAGCGGTGTATATCTTCAGCCTATTCCATTTGACCAACTTACGGGTCTTTCATCAATTGATTATAAAGAGGCAGAAGATAGAGGATACTTCAAGTTAGATTTTCTAAACAATTCTTTATATACTGGCGTAAGAGACGAACAACACTTAGATGAACTAACAAACAAAGAGCCAATATGGGACTTGTTGCAACACGAAGATGTTGTTAAAAATCTCGCACACGTACACGCTCATATTAATGTTTTAAGAGTGTTGAAACCATCTAGTGTTATCGAACTTGCAGAAGTTCTAGCAATCATACGTCCAGCAAAAAGACCTCTCTTAAACGAGAGTAAAGAAACAATTAAGAAAGAAGTTTGGATTAAACCAACTGATGGTTCATATTATTTTAAGAAAGCACACGCAATTGCATATGCAGTAAGTATCGTGGTGCAACTTAATCTATTTTGCGAACAAGTTGAACAGAGCGCCTCTTAATTCTCTTTTGAATAATATTCGTTAAACTCGTTTCTGGTCCCCAAAGAACTTCGACATCTTTAGAATTCATATTCAGAATACAATTTTTGAATGGTTCAATTTGAGAACGTAGAAAAAGGTTTATAGGAATCAATCTATTTGATTCCCACCACCATTGTTCGCCAAGTTCTATAAAATGCTTTCTTGCTTCGGCAGTATTGATTATTTCGAAGTTGTACATTGATGTGATTGTAGCGTCACTGTTAATGATGATTCCAAGGTATTCTGTATATTCTTTTTTATTGCCATATTTAACACAAGAAAAGAATGGATAATTATCCTGTAGCCATTTTATTTTGTTTTCGTCTTCCATAAATTATATTTATGCATCCTATAAATCACAGTCTGGAAGATAAATACATACATGATAAACTTTAATTTATACCAATACCAACGAGATATAGAGGTTGTTGTCTTAGATAGCGACAACAACGCAACTATGTCTCAATACCTGGGGAATATGCCAATGTACGATACTACACACAAACTGCATAAGGGTATCGACAATACTCTTAGATTTAAATTTAGGGACACAGATAGAAAATCTGTAGACCTTACTGGAAAAACTGTTATATGGAAAATGTACGACAGAGAATCAAGGGAAAATGTTCTCTTTCGATATTTAACAGTTACTAACGCAACTAAAGGTATGGCAACAGTTGCCATTGCGACATCAGATACAGTCTTACTCCCCGAGGGCTTTTATCAATTCGCAATGTACACTGTTGAGAATGGTGTAGAGCAAATCATTTATACAGATGTGAATGACAATGCTCACGGCGTAATTGAGGTACTAGATGATGTTTATCCAGAGTTCTCAGACTCACAGTCAACATCAACATTCTTTGATGATGGTAGCAGGTTTATCTCTACTGTATTTGATGGTGCAGGTGATACTATCAAATCTAAATCTCTTCACACATTTGCTGTATATTATACAGGATTTACAGGAGTTCTAAAGATAGAAGGCGATTTAAGTGTTCAGCCAAGTTCATCGGATAATGATTGGTTTGACTTAACACCAGAACTTATGTATGACCCGAGCATTACAATTAATAATGAGACTGGTACACAAGGTTATGTTGTTCGTTCAAACGTTAATTGGCTTAGAGTTACCTACCCAAATACAGCAACAGGCACAATAGATAAAATTTTGATGAGAAACTAATTAACCACTTGACTTTTAAGTTCCAATACTGTATTATAATTAGATGGAACTACAACAAACTGTTTATCAATTCATTCCCGGTAAGACAAGACAAAGTTCAGGCGGTTGGCTGAGTTTTAATTGTCCGTGCTGTATCGACCAGGGCGAGGCTCGTTCTGATACAAGAATGAGGGGTGGATTGAAGAATGAGGGTGATTTAGTATCATATCATTGTTTTAACTGTGGTATAACTGCATCTCATAGAAAAGGTCAAGTCATAAACAAGAATTTTGTTAAGTTTATGAGATTGCTTGGTGTTCCTGAGAGTGAGATAAAAAGATTACAGATTGAAAGTATAAGAGAAAAAGAGTTATCAGATGGTCCGTGGGTGTTTACATCGAAAACACAAACTACTAGAATACCATCATTTCCTGGAATGAAGTTGCCAGAAAGTTCAGAATTATTAGAAGATATAATTAACAAAGATAGTCCACCTGAAGGTGCAATTATGGCGGCAAAATATCTACTTGATAGAGGTTTATATGATTTTGTAGATACTTATTGGAGTAGCACATTTGGATTTAAGAACCGCATCATATTTCCATTCACACAAGGTGATAGAATTGTCGGATTTACAGGAAGAGACATTACAGGTAATTCAGAATCTAAATATATGACAAAGCAACCAAAGAATTTTTTATATAATTCTGATAAGATTAAAGAAGATAGAGAATATTTGATTGTAGTTGAAGGAACGATTGATGCCGCAGTCTTAGATTGTGTTGCTATAATGAGCAACGAAGCATCACAGAAACAAATTGATTATATCAATCAGTTTAAAGGGGAAGTTATCGTATGTCCTGACAGAGATAACGCCGGTAAGAAGTTAATATATCAGGCACAAGAAAATGGTTGGAGTGTTTCATTTCCAATCTGGGAAGACCATATTAAAGATGCGGCAGATTCAGTAAAAGAGTACGGAAAGTTATATACTCTGAAATCGATTATTGATGGTCGCATAAGTAATAGTACAAAGATAAGCGTAAAAACAAGAATAATGTAAATTTAAAAGTCACATCGGCAGGAGGGACTCATAACGACCTGCTATTAATAAAAAGCGTAGGAGCATAATATTAACATGAAAAATAAAGAGATTAAAATTAAAATTAACGTGATACCAGAACCTAAAGAAGCACCGACGCCACCGCCGATGCCACCAATGCCACAACCACCAGCACCACCAAAACAACCTGGTGAATTCTTAAGGGAAAATGGTGTGTTACATATGGACAAAGAATTTAACCAAGACAATTGTATGCCATTAGTTAAGATGATTATGGAATATAACTTGATGCCTGAAAAAGACGCACCAAAAATTATTCACTTGTATATCAACTCTCCGGGTGGTTATGTAGATAGTTGTATGCATCTTATCGATGTTATCAAACAGTCACGTATTCCAGTACATACATATGGCATGGGTTCAATCGCAAGTTGTGGCGTTATGCTTATGATGGCTGGAAAAAAGGGACATAGATATCTAACACAAAATACAGCAGTAATGTCACATGAATTTAGTGGTGGAACTAGAGGACAGTACCACGATATGTTAGATGCACAATCTCATATGGAATGGACAAATCAAAAATTACTTGAACATTATATGAAATGTACTGGGAAGAAAGAGCCTTATATTCGTAAACATATGTTAGCACCAAAAACTGACCATTGGTTAACTCCAGAAGAAGCAATCAAACACGGAATTGCGGATAAACTAATTGAAACATATTAGATGTTGACAAAGTGTCTAAAAACTTGTATAATAATATAAACTTTCCAGGAAACTAAATGTCAGAAGTCAAAAACTATTCTCCAGACTTACAAAGATTATTTGTTCAATTTATGTTGACAGACCCGCAGTTGTTTACTAGAGTGATGGGCATAATTGATGAACGCCACTTTGATAGACCAAGCCGTGATATTGTGGGCTATCTAATAAACTATAGTGCAGAATATTCTACTATGCCATCTGTTGAACAAATAAAAGCAGAGACCGGGCAAGAGATAGAACTACTAGAGGATATAGTAAAGCATAATGATTGGTTTGTTGACGAGTTTGAAACATTCTGTAGACACAAAGCAATTGAACGAGCAATCGTTAATAGTGCTGATTTACTTGAAGAAGGTAAATATGGTGAAGTAGAAACAACCATCAAAGAAGCAGTCCAGATTGGACTTGCAAGGTCTTTAGGTACTGATTATTTCCATGACCCTAGAGCAAGACTTGAAATGCTCAAAGACAATAACGGACAAATTACTACAGGTTGGAAAGACTTAGATGATAAACTTTACGGTGGTATTAATCGAGGCGAAGTAACTATCTTTGCTGGTGGTTCTGGTTCAGGTAAATCTTTGTTTATGCAGAATATGTCATTGAACTGGGCAGAAGCCGGTATGAATGTTGTCTATCTTACTTTAGAATTATCAGAAGAATTGTCAGCAATGCGTATCGATGCGATGGCAACTGACAAGAGTACTAGGCGTATCTTTAAAGAACTAGATGATGTTGAGTTGAAAGTGAAGACTATTGGTAAGAAATCTGGTATGCTTAGAATTAAGTATATGTCTTCTGGTGGAACAATGAATGATGTTCGGGCTTATCTAAAAGAACTTCAAATTGTAACAGGTAAAACAGTTGATTGTATTTGTATAGACTACTTAGACTTGTTAATGCCTGCAACTAAGAAAGTTAATCCAGGTGATTTGTTTATCAAAGACAAATATGTCACAGAAGAAATTCGTAACTTTGCAATGGAATCTCAAACAGTTGTAGTCACTGCATCACAGTTAAATCGTTCAGCAGTAGAAGAAATTGAGTTTGACCACTCTCATATTGCTGGTGGTATCTCTAAAATTCAAACTGCTGATAATGTTATTGGTATCTTTACTAGTAATGCAATGAGAGAACGTGGCCAATATCAATTACAATTATTGAAAACAAGAAGTTCTAGTGGTGTTGGTTCCAAGATAAATCTAGTATTTGACAGAGATAGTCTTAGAATTAGTGATTCAGATTTAGAAGATGATGATTTAGCAGTTGGTTCACAAGATTCCCAAACTTCAAAAGTTATGGACACATTAAAAAGAAAAAACACGGTCACTGATACTATGAGTGACTCCGCTATTCCACCGGAGAAGACAAACGCCTCAAGGGATTTGAGAGCGATGTTAAAGACAAAAAAGTCTACTCCATTTGATGATAATTGATAAATACTGTTGATAGAGAATTTATCTCTTGGAGAGCAATTTTATGACTAAGAAACCACGTAAAAGTCTTTTTGAAGAATTAAACTCAATGGCGATTTCTAAGAATGAGCCAGAGAGATTCGTTGAACAAAAGGGCGAACATATTATTTCTGGTGCAATAAATCTAATTGAATTCATTCACCGTGAGTTTGATAATGATGTTGCAGTAGATTTATCTAAGCGTTTGGTTAATAGCATACGAACTGGCGACTTGAGAAAGTTTAAGCGAGGAATAACTCATGCTAAAAGAAAGTAGTAGCCTCGAACAGCAACTTGAAGAACTAAAGATTCTTTCTGGTATCTATAAGCCATACCAACCTGAAGAAACCAAGCAAGAAAATATTTCTTATACAGGAACTGAAAAGTCTAAGTATCAAAAGAAAAACAACATAGAACCAGGCACAAAAGAATGGTTTAAACTGTGGTTTGCTCGTCCTAAATTAACAGGTGAAAATCCATACGGGGATAAGTAAGATGAAAGTTGAAGATATATTAGACAAAGGTCGTCAAAGAAGATTTAGAGGTCCAAGAAAGCCTCGTAATAAACAAATAGGTTTCCATCAGAAGATGAAGAAACTTCTGGATAAAGCACTCAATGAAGAGGGCGCAAGAATTCAACATTTAGAAGACCTTATTCTAGGACTTGACGGACCAGCAGGAAGTGAAGGTGGTAAAAAAGCAATCGCTAAATTACATCAGATAGAAACTTCTCCTTCATCAATTAGTATCAAATGGGATGGCTCACCAGCCGTCATCTTTGGTCGTAATGAGAATGGCGAATTCGTACTTACAGATAAAAGTGGATTTGGTGCAAAAGGTTATAACGGCAGAGTAACAAGCAGTGATGACTTAGAGCAAATGTTTTTAAACAGAGCCAAAGGCGAAATTGAAGATAGCCGTAAAGCATTCGCAACACAAATGAAAAATATATGGGACAAAGTAGAGAGTGTTATTCCTGACGACTTCAGAGGATATTTACACGGCGACTTATTATGGTTCTCAACCCCTCCATCAAAAGATGGTAGACTTATATTTAAGCCAAACACTACAACATATTCAGTGAACGAAAAAAGTGAAATAGGCCAAAAGATTACAGGAAGTGATGTAGGTATTGTTGTACACCAATCAATTGATTTAGAAGGAAACAAAAGCAGTGTAGATATGGGGCAACTTAAAGATGGTAGAACATTTATTATGCCTCCAGTATATGTTACTACATCGCCTGGTGTTGACTTACCAGAAGTAGACAGATTAGAAAGTTATTTAAAATCAAATGCTAATGCAATTGATAAATTATTGGCAGTTCCAGCAGAATTAAAAATGACAGATTTTCGTAATATTCTTTATACATATATCAATAATAGCACAAAAGCAGGCAACTTAGATAACCTAGGAGCGAGTTTTAGTCAATGGGTAGAAACATCAAAACTAAGTGGACCTAAAAAAGAAAGAGTACTTCAATACGCCCAAGAAAATAGCGATGGATTTGAAGCAATATTTACATTTATTAAAGGTGTAATGACAACAAAGAATAAGATTATTACAGCATTAGATTCTCAGCCAGCAGATATCGAAGCCAGTACAAACGGTGAAAGAGGTGGAGAAGGATATGTAATAGACAAGGACGTAAAACTAGTCAATAGAGCAGGTTTTACAGCGGCGAACATGAGGCAAGAGAGATAATTTTTTAACTACTAATAATAAGACCATGGGAAAAAGAGCAGTACCACACGTAAAAACACCAAAAAGAGGACAGAGGGCAACTAAGAAGAATCTGTCACACTCAACATTCGTATCAAAAAGACATCCTAACAGTAAAAGAGTTACGAGTGGAGCCCTCAAGTAAGATAAATACATATAATATGTAAGAACGAGGAAGTAATAATGTTTAGCGAGAAGTGTAAATTGCATTTAGATGAGGCAGATATGACACGCTGGCAACATTTTAAACACGCAATGGGTATTGCGTGGCGTTTGAAAAAGGCCGCACTGGCAGTATTTTTACACGCATTTGCGCCTAGGTACTTTAAAAAATATGCGAGTGATACTTGTAAAGATATAGTAAAAGAGAATTAATATGACGGATAATACAGAATTAAGAAGATTGATTGATGAGTTAGAACTCATAGAGCAACCAATTACAGAAGTTACATTAGAAGACTCACAAGATTTCCATGAAGAATATGGATATCTTGCATACTGCGAAGAAGGACTTTTTGAAGCAGAATATCAAGGTCGTACTGTTAAATTAAATAAACCTAGTGCGGGTGATGTTAAAAAATTCAAAGTCTATGTTAAGAATGATAAGGGCAATGTAGTTAAAGTTAACTTCGGGCAAAAGGGTGTTAGAATTAAAAAGTCTAATCCAGGAAAACGAAAGAATTTTAGAGCAAGACATAATTGCGATAATCCTGGACCAAAGCACAAAGCAAGATATTGGAGTTGCAGAAAATGGTAAACAAAGTTCAATTTGTTAATACATTATCTGAAAGTAGATTGTTCAGAACTAAAAAGATGGCGTCTGATGTTAATATTAATGATGCGGCAGATATAGTTTTTGTTCATTTTCTTATATTAAATATTTTTAATAAAGATTACGACTTTGCCCCATTGGCAGGAGATATAGCATCTCGTACTATGGTTTACAGAAACTTTGATTATTTCAGAACTAATGGTACTGATATGTATATGGCTCTTAATCGTTTAATGGGAAAAGACAACGATATTGGCGATGATGAAAAAGATGAAATAGCAAGAGGCAGACTTTCATTACAGAAAGCAGACATTTTGAGATTTTTACTTCATTATTCTAATAATAGAAACGATTCATCATTTGAGCAAAGATATCTATTAAGATATCAAAGAAATTTAAATGTCCAAGATGGTATGTTAAAGTCAGTTCGTAGACTTGTAGGAGATTGGGACAACTTGAGTCAAAATCAAAAAGCACTAGTAGTCACAAGATTAGTTCAATGGATGCGTAGAAAAGCAAGATTGGCAGAAATAATGCCAGCACTTCTAAAACTACAGAAACGTGGTAATTATATTGTTGACGATAGTGAAGATAAAAAGAAGAAGATGTGGGATAAACCAATCGTAAAAGCAGCCGCTGGTATTGGAGCAATCGCAGCCGCAGGTGCCGCTGGTAGGGCATTAGGAAAAAGAATAGGTGCAACAACATATAGTACTAAAAGAGGTCAATTAGGTAGACCATTTGATAGAAAATAATTAAATTAATTAAATTAATTAATTGAGAGAGGAGACATAATGTCTCCTTTTTGGTTTTACTTGAAGATTAATTCCTGGCTACAAATGATAAATACAATTAGTAATTTAATTTAGGGAGATGCTACCATGGCTGATAAGGAACCAAAATTAGCACATTTAGAAGCAGAGAGTTTAGAGACTCACGTAGCAGTATGCTATGAGAGGTATCATCATTTTAATAAGTCATTAAAAGACATTAATGAAAAGATTGATAAGAACGAAGCAGTAATGGAAAAAGGTTTTGCAGAGACGAAGAAAATTTTGATATGGACAGCATCAACTTTATTTTCGACAATGCTTATTGCCTTATTTGCACAGATGTTTAATTTGATAGGCTAAAAAGATGTTATTTGAAGAAATTTCTGAAGAGATATATGAAGCGAAATTAGTTTATGCCCGTAAAGGCAGAAGTATTGTTCGTAAGTATAGATGTAGTTCAGGAAGACTTAAAGGTAAAACAGTAACTAAACCTGGAAATTGTTTTAAACCAGTTAATATGAAGAAACGCTTCACATTAGCAAGAACAAAAGCAAAAATGGGCGCTAGAATGAAACGTAAAGCAAAAATGACTAAGCGAATGAATCCAGCGAGTAAGCGTTTAAAGACACTAAATAGGCGATAACGGAGAATATAATGTCATTAAAGAATGAAATAGAGAAAACAATGTTTGTTGAAGGTGTAGATGACCGAATGCAAGACATCGCTAGTCTTATTGATTCTCCAGTAGAAGATGTCAAAGCAAGAATGAAAACATTAAGTTTTTCTGATTATATTAAAGTAATGTCTGCATTAAAATCTAAAGATGTATCTACGATTGAAGATATGATGAGTTTATCAGAAGGTTGGTCAGAACTTCCTGCTATGCCAGAAAAATATAAAGCCAGAGACGGACTAGAAGGTCCTATTATGACTAAATCTGGTAAAGTTGTATATTATGACCCAAAAGAGGGCAGTTATTATGACCCAGATACAGATATTTTTCTATCGTATGATGAATGGAAATCTTTAGACGAAGCATACAGCACAGGTTCACAAGGACCAGATGCTAGGGGAAAAGATGCATATGTAGGGGTTGAAGAGCCAGTTGAACCAACACCAGGTGCGGCTGCTCAATCAGACCAGAAAATGAAAACAGCAAGAACACAAGCCATGCAAAGACTTGGCAGAGACAATTTAGGCGGTGCAACTGCGGCACAAACAGCAGATGCGATGGATAAAGCAGAACAAGGCAGACCATTGACTCCAATTCAGAGACAAGCAATGGCACATCAAGCCCAAAACTTAGATAATCTGGCAATGAGCCCAGATACTAGAATACAGTTTAGAAATTTACTTAATAGATTAAGAAAACAAGAGCAATTATGAAATTAAAAGAAATATTAGGTGGATTATATGTAATGATTACTGAGGAAGAGGAGAATTTATTAAATAAATACTTTTCTGAGGGAGATTATGTAAATGAATCGCAGTTGTCAGGCAGAGAAGAGGTTCTGGCAGAGAAATTGACACACAAAGGTGTGTTAGTTCCTACATTGCGAGGGTATAAAACTGTTTAACAACTAGTAGGAGTTCTAAAATGTCAGTACCAAGTCAAAAAGATGTAAGCATGATGGCTAATCTAATGAAAGTTATGAATGGCGAGACTGTTAAATTAAATGAAGCATCACCTCAATCAAATAATTCAGAACAACCAGTAGATATCACACCTGGCGTAAAACGTGCAGATGTCGATGCTATGGCAAACATTATGAAAGGTTTTGCTGAAGCAACAACGAGTGTAGCACATAAAGTTAAGAAAACAATTACAGAATCTACTAAAACTGAGAAAGGTGTCAAAGTTGGCGCATTTTCAGTAGAGAAAAACAAAGAAGAAAGATACGATATACTTGATACTCGCAGTGATTCTATATTATTTGAAGATATACAATTGTATGAAACAGTTTGTTGTATTGCTAATCATCTCAATGAAGGCAAAACAATTAATTCTCCAGAAATTATGGAAATAATTAGAATTAATGCATTATTTGAACGTAATTATACTTCAGCAATCCAACATAAGAACTCATATCAAGTGGCCAAACGTGCAGTTAACGAAGGCAGAATGGATATTGCTCAAGCAAGGTTCTCACAGTCAAAACACGAGGCAGGCAAATATAAACGTAAGATATCTAATCTCTACGAGAACATAATTCTTTAAAAATTATGTTTGTGTATTAAAAAGATAAATACATGTAATATGTATTAATATTGGGATTTATTATGAATTTAAACGATAACAAATTTTTTAACTCGACAGATATTCACGTGTCTTCTCGTATGAATGAATACTTGAAGAAGAACTTTGGATATGCAGTTGATGGAGACTTTGAAACTTTAGAAGAGGCAAAGAAGTCGCTACAAGCAGAACAAGTTGAATTAAAAACTCATCAATATATGAGTCAGAAGTATGTGGAAAATATGCTTATGATTGAAACAATCACTTCATTATTAAAAGCCCACGGCGAAGATACTTCATCTTCATATGAACAGCAAGAAGTGACTGAAGAAAAAGCAGAGTTTTCTGATAAACAAATTAAAATGGCATTCGGTATATTAAACGACCCTAGATATAAAGACGGTAATTATTCAGGTGCTGTTGCAACTATTGAAAAGATTGCAAAGGGATTATCAGCACATCCAAGCGTAGCAAATGCCTTAAAAAGAGCAAATGAGAGTGTTGAAGAAGTAGTAGAGAAAAAGAAATCAAAGAATTTTTATCCTAACTTCAAAGAAACACTTGAAGCAATAGACTTGGACTTATCACAGACTGGCGAAACAACTACCAGTGACGCTAGTCCAGAGACAGAACAAGTAGCAGAAGATGAGGAAGAAAAAGGTCCTGACCATTACAGATGGAAGAATGACTCACAATTATCTATCGCTAAAGACAGATTAGAAGCCAGCATGAAACAACTAGAACATGCGATACAATATAGAGCAGAAAATAGTCATTTGATGATGCGTGGTGGAGATAAAGCAGGTACAGGCGACTTGTATAATATGCATGACAAACTAAAAGATGTACTAGATAACTGGGATGAAAATACCGAATATTACGGAATGTAATTAAATTTAATAACCAAGGAAATAAAATGGAAAAAACTAACTTAGAAAAGACTTTAATGGAAGAGTTAAACGCTCTACTTGAAGTTGATGCGGCTGAGGCGGAAATCACAATGGCTGCCAGAGGCATTGTTGATGAATTACAAGACGTAATTGAGAAACTAGGCAAAATTCAAAACGACCAAATCGGTCCATTATCAGACGAAATGGCATATTCACATGGTCCTGACCAAGCGGCAACGTTTAAAGGTTCAGTTGATGATGCGATTAACGGTCTACTAGGACAAGCACGTTCGGCTAAAGATGCAGTACAAGATGCAACACTAGTTCTATCAGGCGAGAAAATGGCTGATGATATGGGTGATGTAGAACTTGGCGGTGATATGGGCGCTGACTTAGAAGATGATATCACAGCAGACTTTGGTGGTGATGAATCGTCTTCAGGCGAAGAAACAAATCCAGTAGGCAGAGAAGAAAGAGCATAATATGAATTTCGCCAAACTTCTACAAGAGAAGGCGAATTATGATGCTCAGTTAATGGGCGATATTAATGCTTATCTTATTTCGTTAAAAGCGAATGATATTCCATCAGTTACTATGGATATGATGGTGCGTGAGTTGAACGGAATGGGTTATACAGTTGACGCAGAGTCAATGGTTAGTTTATTGGGAAATAGTAAGTATGTATCTAAAGTTACAACTGATACAATAGACCTAGTTCATCCAACAAAAAACAAAAATACTGCTGACAAAGACACAGTACGCAAACTGGCAGTCAAAACAGCAAAAACAAAGGTGAAAAAATAATGGCACTAATAATTAGTAAACCAATTATAACAATCTCTAAAGAAGAAATGAAGAAACACGTTGAAGAATTAGAGAAAAATCCAGAAGGCGGCATTGAAAGTTTATCTCCAAAACAGAAAGCATTTAGAAAAGAAGTCCAAGATGCAAAACGCCACAGAGAGTTTATGAAACGTGTTGCAGATAACGAAGCAAAAGATTTAGCAAACGCAGTAGCAACTAGTGAAATCGTATCAATTGCTGTAGGTGAAGCAGTAAAGACAGTTGAAGAGCAGTCAGAGATGCCAGAAGTTGATTTTGAATCAATGACTAAAAAGCAAATTGATATGTGGGCAGAAGAAAACCTCGGTATTCAATTAGACAGACGCCACACTAAAGCAAAATTAATCGAAGAAATCCAAGAAAAACTTTAAAAATCTCTTGCATTCTAACCTAAAGTATAGTATAATAGTGCTATGCTTAAAGAAAAATTTACCTATAAACCACTAGAACGAGTAAACATTAAAGGTAGTCGGCATTATCAAACGCCCGACGGACAGCCTTTACCAAGTGTTACTACAGTACTCTCCGCACTTGCAGACAAATCTGCTTTATTTGAATGGCGCAAACGTGTCGGCAATGAAGAAGCAGATAGAATTATGCGACTTGCTACTGGTATTGGAACACAAGTTCACTTACACCTCGAAAAATATATCTTAGAAGAAGATAGACCAAATGGTTCAAACCTGATACATCAGATGGCAAGAGAATTGTCAGAGATTGTCATTGAGCAAGGTCTATCTAAAGTAGATGAAGTATGGGGTACAGAAGTTCCATTATATTATCCTGGTCTTTACGCTGGCACAACAGACTGTGTTGGTGTATATGAAGGCAAACCAGCAATCATTGACTTTAAAACATCTCGTAAACCAAAGAAACGAGAATGGATTGATGATTATTTTTTACAAGGTGCGGCATATGCCGAAGCCCATAATCAAATCTATGGCACTGATATCAAAACAATTGTTATTATGATGATTGGCTGGGATGCAGAAGCAGACAATATGGGTAACTACCAAGAATTTGTTGTTGACACTGATGAGTATGAACGTTATGCAAGATTGTGGGCAGGTAAAGTCCAAGCCTATTTTGATAAATACATGTAATAACGGGAGTGTAATATGGCAACAAATGTAAAAATTTTATTAAGACGTGGTCTTCGTAGTGAAATATCAGCAAGTACTTTAGATGCTGGTGAATTAGGCTACACTACTGATTCTAAGCAACTATATGTTGGAACTTCAGCGTCAGTTGATGAAATTATATTTGACCCTTTTGCTAACGCTCAATCAATCGTTCAAACTTTTTTAAATCAACATACAGCAGAGCCTGGACTAGAAATAGATGAAGACTTAATCATCAGAAGCATATCTGATGTTCCCGCACTTCTCACTGCTATGACAACTTACGGTGTAATTACTGCTGGTGCATTTGTTAATGCTAAAGTATATAAAATAAAAACTGTCGGAACAACAGACTTCACATTAATAGGCGCCGCTGATAATAATATTGGCACAACATTTACAGCAACAGGTGTAGGTACAGGAACCGGTACTGCAATCGATACTGTAGACCATTTTTATGCAAACATATTTGCTAGTGAAAGAAAGAATGTAGAGGTTCTTACAGAGAATAGTTTCAGCCAAGTATATGCTAATATGCATCTACAAACACACACTTCAGCAGACGGCAAACGTCCTAGTTTATTTAAGAAAGAATTAAACGCTACATCTGGAACATTTTTGAAATATGCTAAAACAGACTCTACTTCATTCTTCATTGATTACTCATTGAAGCAAGTAGGTACATCACCAGCAATAACATTTGTTCGTGTAGGCAGACTTCAGGTTATTAACGGAGCGGCAGTTACTCCAGCAATTGCACAAGCAAAACTTACAGATAACAATACAGAAATCTGGCAAGATGATGGCGATTCAATAGCACAAGCAGACGAGTTTTCAAATATTGAGTTCACATCAGTCATAGATGGTGATAATCTAAAGATTAATTACACACAAGATACAAACTTCACAACAGAAATATCATATACTGTAAAAAGATGGACAATGTAAATGCAAGATAAAGCAATATTGCTTTACGAATGGCGCCAATTACGATTAAAATTAAAAAAAGAGTTAAAACAAACAACACTACAAGAAATCGTAAATTGGTGGAAAACCTTTCCTTATTCAGCAAACGGATTCAATTATGATGATGTAACTACTTTTCCTGATGTATGGGAATATATCAGTGAAGGTTTTTACACAAATAGTGGCAATGGATTAGGATGTTTCTATACAGCGTTGCACTCACACCCAGATAAAAATCCCGAATTATGGTTAATCTTAGACCTCACCCAACAAGGTGAAATATACCTAGTTGCGTATGTCGATGGGTATGTACTTAACCGAAAGAATGGTAAAGTAGACAAGTATGAAGAAATTAAAGGGGACATAGATATTATGGAACGAATGACATACAAAGACATAGAACCACACCTTAAAGATAGGAAATAATTAAGTGCGTAGTTTGTGCATAAATAAATACATATAACAACAACAGGTAAATAAAAATGCTAAAAGAAAAGAAATATGAAAAAGGTGATATAGTAACATTATACTTACAAACAGGTCAAGAAATCTTAGGAAAATTTGATGCTGAAGATGATTCTAATGTAGTTATTACAAAGCCATTGACGATTGCTATGGGACCAAAAGGTGCGGCGTTTCAAACTTTCACTGTAACAGGTGATAGTGAGAATAATGTACATTTTAGGTCTGATAAAATCATTTCAGTTTTAAAGACTAGAAAAGATACAGCAGATTCATATATTCAAGCAACATCAACAATTATAACTCCAGATAAAGGAGGCTTGATAACATAATGCCACAAGCCGCGAGAACAACTGACCCAATATCACCTCATTCACCCTGTTCTCCAGGAAAATGTGGACCTGGAAGTTCTAATGTTCTTATTGAAAATTTACAGGCATATCGTGTCGGTGATAAAACAGAGCCACACGGTGTTCCAAAACCAAGAGTAGGTTGTGTTCCTCACGTTACGCCACTAGTAAACGGCTCTCATAATGTTTTCATAAACGGTCAGCCAGCAGGCAGAGTTGGTGACACTCATTCTTGTGGTATAATAGTTTTATCTGGGTCATCTAAAGTAAGTATTAATGGTGGTGGAACAGGAAGCGTAACTCCGAGAGAAAATCACCATCCACCCACACAGGCGTATTCATCTGTTCCGAATGATTTAACTGATTACATAAAGTCTAAAGAAAACTTTACTGCGGATGCATTCTGGGACAATAAACAATATACTAATGGTTATGGAACAGAAGCATTAAGTCCTACAGAAAGTATAACAGAAGAAGAAGCACTACGTAGACTAAATGAAGACCTAACACAACGTAGAAATTTTGTTGCTAACTATTCTGCTAATAATAATCGCAATTGGTCTCCTGACCAAATTAATGCTCTTACTAGTTTTGTATTTAATTTAGGTACAGGTTCACTAAGTCAAGTAACTGATAATGGAACTCGCACAGATACACAAATTGCGGCTAAGATATTAGAATATAATAAAGAAACAAAAAATGGTGTAAAAGTCACAGTTCCTGGACTTACTACACGAAGAATAGAAGAGAGTAATTGGTTTAAAAGGGGAATGAATTAAAATGGCTAGTGAAGCGGAAATCGAAAGACTATATCAATTATTTGTAGCGAATGGCGGTGGCAACTTAACGTTCTCAGGTACAAATTTAACTCCTAAACAATACTCTGAGGCTTTTAACACATCTCAATTGACACCACTTGAAATGGCAGAATTAGAGGCAAGACAGCATCAGTTTAACAGACAAAAAGCATTGAATTCAATAGCAAATGAGATGGATGCGAATAATTTTAGTAATCCATACCTAGCAAGAGGTTCATATGGAAGTGCTTTACTTTCTGCACTAGGCTCATCATCAGGCGTAACTAGTACTACTAATGGCATAGCAGGTTTAACTAACGCATTTTCTGGATTTAGTGATGCCGATAAAGCATTAATATTTGCAGGAGTACTATCTCAAACTGATATAGATTTAGAAAAATTTCTAAAGATTGCAGGATTGACTGCATTAGGTCTTGGAATGTATAATTCTTTGACTAATCATACGAATACTCAAACAGCAAATATTCCACAGACAATGCAAGACGCAGACGCACTGGCATCAATGAATGAACAATTTGGAGAACAAGGAGACCCTTGTTCGTCTTTTAATCAGTTGATGGGAATTCTGGCTGGTATATTTGACGGCACTCTGGACTTTATTGACGGTGCAATTGGCGATATAACTTCTTTACTAAATGATTCTGGCATAACATCTTTAATACAAAGTATTATGGCCGCTATTGTAGGAGCAGGTAGTGTTGTTGCAGATGTAATTAGTGCAATTGTGGGCGTTGGAATTAAAGCCTTAGGTGCTATTATCGGGTTAGTAGCAAAAGTAATAAACGCAATAGCAGATGTAACGACTCAAATTGCAAACGAAATTAATGCATTAGCCGATATGGCTGCCGAATTACTAAGAAAAGCATTAGCATTAGTTCTTGGCAGTGCGGCGGTTGACCCTTGTAAGAAGAAAGTATTAGAAAACACTGGTTCTCCAGCGATGAAAGAAGCAGTCGAAGACCTAAATGCGCCATTAGGCACACGACATCCTGATATTGTAGGAGTTACTACTGATACGAGAGCAGACGAAGATGAGGTCAAAAGAATGCTTCAAATTGCACGTAATCAAGCAGAACTTAATCCTGGAGTCAGTCAAACGCCATTCACTGATGACGAAGACCCTAAAGACTACAGAAAAGATGAAGTCATTAAACAGGATGGTACAACTATTGAAAATTCTGATGTTGAAGATGGAAAGAAAACTAGAAACCTACATACAAAAATATATTGGTCATATAACTCACGGGATTATGAGCATTACTTGACTAATAAAGGGTCTAAGATTATTGATAAGAAGAGAGCAAAACTGAGAGCCCAAGTTGATAAAGCACAAGAGGTTATTGACGGTGGAGTTCTTGCAGGTGATACAAAATATATTCCTGCAGAGAATATAATAGTCGAAAATTTAGCAGATGGTAATAAGTATATTCAGTGGAAACCAGAGACAGCGAAGATATACAATGAAGCAAAATCTTATTGGACACCTAAACAGAAAGAATACATTCAATCAGTTGGCACTTTATCTAGTGACATTCGTAACTTACTTAAAACTGGTAGTTTTCAGAATAAAAAAGATATTGAACTTGGATTAAAAGAATTCCTTGAAAAGTTAAGTACTGACAGAAGAACGGTCACGACTCTATTAGACACGAATTACAAAAATAACTTTGAATACTCTACGGATGATGGTAAAATTGACCAGGCACTTGAAGATAAACTTAGTAACAGTTGGAAAACATCAGGTAATCCTACCGCAACACGTAAATATAATTTAGCAACAAAAAATCTAAAAGAAATCAAATCTTATTGGTCAAGTGTAAAAGACAAAGTATTTCCTAAGTAATCATAATATAGTATTGACAATTGCCTGGCAAACTGTTATACTACATATATGCCAAATCAACAACAAATCCAGATAAATACTATAAATTATAGTCATATTTTAATGGGAGTACTGTTGTGCGAGTAAATGAAATAATTAGTAGTGTAGAAGAGGGAGTAGATGACCCTCATATCTTTAAAGCAGTGTTTATGGCTGGTGGCCCAGGAAGTGGCAAAAGTCGTATCGCAGATTCTCCAATTCTAAAAGGTGGCGGTCTAAGACCTATCAATTCAGATGATGTCTACGAATACAAGATGAAAAAAGCAGGATTAGATTACGGTGACCCAGATGTTATCTATTCTGACCAAGGGCAAGAAATACGAGGTAGAGCAAAAGAAGTAACTGCTAAAAGAGAGCAAATGTACTTAGATGGCAGATTGGGTATTATCATTGACGGAACAGGTAGAGATATTAATAAGATAGCAACTGCAAAAGAAAAACTAGTCAAAATGGGCTACTCATGTATGATGGTCTTTGTGAATACAAGTTTAGAGATTGCACAAGAAAGAAACGTGAATAGAGAAAGAACTCTAAAGCCAGAAGAAGTTTCAAGGATGTGGAATGATGTACAAAACAATATGATGAAGTTTCAGCAGTTGTTTGGTAAAGGAAAGTTTCAAATCGTTGATAATAACGGCGGATTAGAAGACCCAGAAAGAAAGAAAAACTTTGAAAAAGTTCAAAAAAATGTTACAGCATTTCTTTCACGACCACCTTCAAATCCTTATGCGAAAAAATGGATAGAAAATGAGAGACGAAACAAGACGGCAATCAACCAACAGGAAAAATAGGTAAAACATGGCAATAGTAGATAAGTTGGCAGAATATAGAAAAGATATTGACTTAGATTTTATTAAGAAAACCCACGTACATTATTGTACACCTTGTTATGCGGGACAAATTTCAGAACCATATTTTAGGTCTTGGACTAAAGGCCACATGATGTTTACTAAGTATGATATTCCGTATTCTTTGACAACATCAGCAAACGAAAGTTTGATATCTCGTGCAAGATGTCATATGGTAGCATACTTTATGTCTAATCCAGAAGCAACTCATATGATGTTTATTGATGCAGACATAAATTTCGATGCAATAGACATACTACATATGTTGCAACACGATAAAGATGTTATTGTAGGAGCATATCCTAAAAAAGAATTAGATTGGTCATCTATTAAAGATGCAATTGAAAGAGGATTAGACGAGGGAGCCATAAAAGATTGTGCGGCAAATTATGCAATTAATCCTTTATGGGACTACAATGAAGAAACAAAAACTCGCAGATTAGATATCCAAGGTGGCTTGGTCAAACTTAAAGATGCGGGTACTGGATTTATGATTATCAAACGAAGTGTCATTGAAAAAATGATAGAATCATATCCTGAAATGCATTTTAATAACGACTTACATTTAGATGAAGAATTTGCCAAGTGGACATATCTATTTTTTGATACAATGCACGAAAAAGATACAAATAGATATCTCAGTGAAGATTATGCATTCTGTCGTAGATGGCAAGAACTTGGCGGTGATATATGGCTAGACCCGTTAGTGAAACTAGACCATGTAGGACACTATACTTTTAACGGTAATGTGGGTAAAATGTTTTATTCATCTACAGAAGAGACAGAGATTTAAAAGCATAACTACTATAGTAAGACAAAATTAACAACAACGAGGATAAAGATGAGTTTAATTAAAAAGTTCGAAAAATCATATGCTAGTAAATCACACGATGAAATGTCATTGTCTGACTATCTTACATTGTGTAAGAAAGACGAGTTAGCATATGCATCAGCCGCTGAAAGATTATTGGATGCAATTGGTGAACCAAATATAGTTGATACTAGCACAACTCCTAGGCTAAGCCGTATCTTTTTAAATCGTACAATTAAAGTTTATCCAGCATTTGAAGATTTTTATGGTATGGAAGAAGCAATCGAAAGATTAGTTGCTTACTTCAGACAGTCAGCACAAGGACTTGAAGAAAAGAAACAAGTATTATACCTTCTAGGACCAGTTGGCGGTGGTAAATCATCATTAGCAGAACGTTTAAAAGAGTTAATGCAAATGCACCCAATGTATGTGCTGAAAGCAGGCGATGAGATTTCGCCAGTATTTGAATCGCCACTAGGGCTATTTGACCCTAAAGAGTTTGGCGCAGATGCAGAAAAAGAATTTGGTATTCCATCTCGTTATCTTACAGGTCTATTATCACCGTGGGCAGTTAAAAGATTAGATGAATACGAAGGTGACATTTCAAAATTTAGTGTTGTTAAAATGTATCCGTCCAAATTGAAGCAAATCGGTATTATGAAGACTGAACCAGGTGATGATAACAATCAGGACATTTCAGCATTAGTTGGTAAAACTGATATTCGTAAATTAGAATACTTCTCACAAAATGACCCAGATTCATACGCATTCTCTGGTGCATTATGTCGAGGTAATCAAGGTATTATGGAATTCGTGGAGATGTTTAAGGCACCAATTAAAGTCTTGCATCCACTACTTACTGCAACACAAGAAGGTAACTATATGGGAACTGAAGGTATTTCAGCAATTCCATTTAATGGTATCGTAGTTGCACACTCAAATGAAAGTGAATGGGAAACATTCAGAAACAATAAGAACAACGAAGCATTCTTAGACAGAGTATATATTGTTAAAGTGCCATATTGTTTACGAGCCACCGAAGAAACATCTATCTATAAGAAGATGTTAGATTCGTCAGGCCTAGACAGTAGTAAATGTGCGCCTCATACTTTAGATTTGTTGTCACAGTTCTCAGTCCTTTCAAGGTTAAAAGAGCATAAGAACTCGAACTTGGCTGCCAAGATGAGAGTTTATGATGGCGAAAACCTACATGATGTAGACCCTAAAGCAAAAAGTATGCAAGAGTATAAAGATGTAGCAGGCGTTGACGAAGGAATGAATGGAATGAGTACTCGTTTCGCATTTAAAATTCTTTCACAGACATTTAACTTTGACTCAGAAGAAATTGCGGCAGACCCAGTTCATCTAATGTATGTACTAGAAACTGCAATTAAACGTGAGCAATTTCCAGAAGAAATGGAAGAGCAGTTATTAGGTTTTATTAAAGACCATTTAAGTATCAAATATGCAGAACAAGTTGGAAAAGAAATTCAAAAAGCATACTTAGAAAGTTATAACGAATATGGCCAAAATCTATTTGACAGATACTTAGATTATGCTGACCATTGGATTCAGAACATTGATTATAAAGATGCAGACACGGGTAACTTATTTGACCGTTCTGTTCTCAATGAAGAACTAGAAAAAATTGAAAAACCTGCAGGTATTGCCAACCCAAAAGATTTCAGAAATGAAGTTGTAAACTGGGTACTACGTGCAAGAAGTAACTATGAAGGCAAGAATCCTCCTTGGACTGCTTACGAAAAGATGAAAGAAGTTATTGAACACAAAATGTTCGCTGGTACAGAAGAATTACTTCCAGTTATTTCATTTGGTAGTAAGAAGACTAAAGAAGACCAATCTAAGCACGATGACTTCATAGATAGAATGACAGAAAAGGGTTATACAGCCCGTCAAGTTAAACGATTAGTAGAATGGTATATGCGGGTACAGAAGTCTAACTAGGGGAAGACTTAATGGCAAATACAATAATTGACAGAAGAAAGAATCCAGGTTCAAAGTCTTCTAACAATAGACAAAAATTTATTAAACGTACTAAGCAAGAGATACGTAGAAGTATACACGAATCATTAGGCGGCAGAACAATTAAAGGTTCTGGCGAATCACAAGATGTGGTTATCACTCGAAAGGGTATCGATGAACCACAATTCGGACATAATCCTCAATCAGGCTCACGTGATATAGTTCTCCCAGGCAACAAAGATTTTGTTGAGGGAGATTTGTTACAGAAACCACCAAGTGGTCAAGGTGGAGGTGGTGGCGAAAGTGAAGCAAGTAATGAGGGTATAGGAGAAGATGAATTTGGCTTTGCATTGAGCAATGATGAATTTGTTAATATCCTGTTCGAAGACCTAGAACTTCCTCATATGATTTCTAAAGAAAATAAAGCAGTCGAAAGATTTGAACTTACTCGCAGTGGTTATACTAATGATGGCAATCCAGCACAAATGAACTTAGAGAAAAGTATGGTCAATTCTATTGGTCGTAAGATTGCTCTAAAAGGTCCAAAACTAAAAAAGATTAAAGAGTTAGAAGCAGAGTTAGAAACCTGTAAAGACAAAGAGCGTAGAGTTGAGATTGAAGAAGAAATTAGCAGACTGCGTATTAGAGCAAATGCAGTCTCGTTTGTAGACCCAGTAGATTTACGATATAACAATTTTAGTAAGAAACCAGCACCAATATCACAAGCAGTTGTATTCTTTGTAATGGATGTAAGTGCAAGTATGACTGAACAGCATAAAGATTTAGCAAAACGCTTTTTTATGCTACTTAACTTGTTTGTATCTCGTAAGTATAAAAGAGTAGAATGTGTATTCATTAGACATCATATTTTAGCAACAGAGTGTTCTGAAGAAGACTTCTTTAATAATAAAGAAAATGGTGGTACAATGGTGTCAAGTGCATTTAAACTTGCAAAGAAAGTTATAGATGACCGATATTCTCCGAATGAATGGAACATATATTTTGCACAAGCAAGTGATGGAGACAATTTCGAACACGACAACGAAGACCTTCTAAATGTTATCGATAAAGATATTTTACCAATAACTCAATATTTTAGTTATATTCAAGTAGGACAAAAAAGACACGGGTACTACAATACTGGAAACTTATTACAGGAGTATGTATCATTAGAAGGTAACCATAAAAACATTATAACAAAACATATTGAAGATACACTCGATATATATCCTGTGTTTAGAGAAATATTTAAAAGCCAAGGCAAAAAATGAGTAATTTGATATACACCGGTTCTAGTTGGGATTCAGATAAATTGTATCGTATGATGGATGCGTGTGAAGAAATTGCAGTTAACGATATGGGCCTTGATTGTTTTCCTAATCAGATTGAAATCATTACAGTAGAGCAAATGTTAGATGCATACTCAAGTGTTGGCATGCCATTAATGTACAATCACTGGAGTTTTGGTAAAAGTTTCATTTCAAATCAAAAACAGTATAGTGCAGGACAGATGGGATTAGCATATGAGTTGGTTATTAACTCTAATCCTTGTATCAACTATCTTATGGAAGAAAACTCAATGACCACACAGGCGCTTGTCATTGCTCACGCCGCTTTTGGACATAATCATTATTTTAAGAATAACTATTTGTTTAAGCAATGGACATCACCGGATGCTATTGTAGATTATCTACTGTTTGCAAAACGATACATAAGAGAATGTGAAGAAAAGTATGGAACTGATATTGTCGAAGAAACATTAGATGCGTGTCATGCCATTCAATATCAAAGTATCAATAAGTATAAACGACCTAACAAGATATCAGCACGTGAAGAAGCAGAACAACAACGCACAAGAAGTGAATACTTACAGTCACAAGTAAATGACTTATGGCGTACATTACCAGAAGAAAAGAAAAAAGCAAAAAAAGAAGACGAAACTTGGCCTTCTGAGCCAGAAGAAAATTTGTTATACTTCATAGAAAAGCATTCTCCTATATTGTCTCCTTGGCAACGTGAGATATGTAGAATCGTCAGAAGAATTGCACAATATTTTTATCCCCAATATCAAACAAAAGTGATGAATGAAGGCTTTGCAAGTTTTACACATCATTACATATTTAATAAGTTATATGACCAGGGTAAAGTTGATGACGGCTCAATGATTGAATTCTTTAAATTACATAGTTCTGTCCTATATCAACCATCTTTTGATTCACCTAACTATAGTGGATTCAATCCATACGCACTAGGCTTCGCTATATTGAAAGATATCCAAAGAGTATGTACAGAACCAGATGATGAAGATAAACACTGGTTTCCGCACCTGGCAGATACGGATTGGCGTATTACGATTAAAGATATAGTTGCAAACTATAGAGATGAAAGTGCAATTCTACAGTTTCTAGGACCAAAAGTTATTCGTGACCAAGGAATGTTTAATCTACACGATGAAAACCATTATGATGATTATAGAGTTACTTCAATACACAATGACCGTGGATACAAAAAGATTCGTAAGAATCTAAGTTCTAGTTATGAAACGGCGGCAATGGTACCTGATATTCAAGTAACAAGTGCAGATATTATGCATTCACGTGATTTAACTCTTTTACACGAAAGTTATAAAGGAAAGAGATTAAACAAGAAAACAGCAGACCAAGTATTATTTCATGTACAGAAACTTTGGGGTTATAAAGTAAAACTATATACAATGCACGATGACGCATTACTAGATTTATTTGAATGCCAACAACACTCTAATTCTAAAGTTGGGACTGGAATACTTATATAAATTAACTCTTGCATATTGGTTCAAAATATGTTATAATTAATTAAACTATTATGGAGAACAACCAATGAGTACAGTTATGTGTGCAAAATATGGCAAAGAATTGCCTACTTTAACATCTGCACCTTTTCCTGGTGAAGCAGGTGAAAAAATCTTAAAAGAAATATCAGCACAAGCCTGGAATGAATGGCTTGAAATGCAGACGATGTTTATCAACGAAAATCAATTAAATATGATGGATCCAGAGGCTAGAACGTTCTTGGCTGAACGAAGAAATGAATTTCTTTTTGAAGGTGGAGAAAAACTAGACCCACCTACGCCTGTTTAAATGGAAACTAAAGGCAAAGTATTAGTAACAGGTGGTTCAGGTTTTATAGGTACTGAATTAGTAACGCAGTTACATCAAAAAGGGTATGAAATAACTATCTTAGATAGAGCAGATAAACCAATTGGTTTAGACCATGTCAAGTATATTAAGGGAGACTTATCAAATGCCGCACGATGCGTAATGGCTTGTGCAGGACAAGATTACATTATTCATTTAGCAGGTAAAGCCAGAATTCCAGAGAGTTTTATTAATCCAGATGCTTACTTTGATGATAACGTAGTAGGCACAAGAAACATACTAACTGCCGCTAGTGCGGTGGGTGTTAAGAAATTTGTGTATGCAGGTTCTAGTTCGGTATATGGTAACAACACGGCTCCTAATAAACCAACGCATAAACCAGACCCATTAAATTATTATGCAATGTCAAAATTATTTGGCGAACACTTATGTAAACAATACAAGATTATGTTTGATTTGAATTATAACATTTTACGTTTCTTTACCGTGTATTCAGAAAATCAACCTACTTCTTTGATGTTTGGAAAGTTTGCTCAACTTATTAAAGAAGGAAAACCAGTAACTATTCACGGCGATGGTGAATTCAAAAGAGATTATATTCACGTATCTGATGTTGCGAGGGCTTGTATTGCCAGTATGGAAAGCAAAGTTAAGAATGATACATTCAATGTAGGCACTGGAAATAATATATCAGTCAATGCAGTTGTTGATATACTGAAAGAACATAGACCAGATTTAGAAGCAATTAATATAGATAAACCAAAAGGTTATGCACCAGAGACATTAGCAGATATTAGTAAGACTAAGCATTTACTACATTGGTCTCCAGAGACTTTGATAGTTCCTGGTCTAAATGCGATGTTTGAAAAAATATTTAAAAATGAATAAATATTACAGTATATCAACAAGGAATAAAAAATGAAACTAGTCGATAAAAAAAATAAGATATTGAAAACTAAGTGTGATGAACACATTATTTCAGAACATTCTGAGAAATTAGTTTATGATATGATTGTAATAATGCAAGAAAATGATGCAATTGGCCTTGCCGCTCCACAAGTTGGTGAAAATACAGCACTTATGATAATTGGTCACGAAGATACTGGTTTTGTTGTTTGTATAAATCCAATGTGGGATAAAGCAGAAGATAGTGAAGATGAAGAATTCTTAGAAGGATGTGTAAGTTTTCCTGGTTTGGAATTAAAAATAACTAGACCTAATAGTATTATAGGAACATTTACAGATTTACAAGGAGAAAGAAAGTCATCAACATTTGTTGGAGTATGGGCACAAGCATTTCAACACGAATGCGACCATCTTAATGGCATCACATTCGACACAAGAGGTGCAAAAAATAAGGGACGAAGAAGAACACGTTGGCAGTAAGTAAAATGAATTTATCAGAATATACATTAGTTAGTTTCGGAGATAGTTTCACTTTCGGCGAAGATACTATTCCTAAGCCAGAATTTCTTATGAGAGAGCCAGTAGATACTGAACTTGAGCAGGAGTATATAACAGGATGTAACAGTAATTCATACACTCAATTTCTCACTGAAAGTTTAGGATTTAAAGACTCAATAAACTTTGGATTTCTAGGAGCATCTAACGACAGGTCGATGATGTCTTTAGAGAGTTTTTTACGCAGTAATCCAAAAAAGAAAGTTTTTATCTTATTTAATTTTACTAGTTCTAGCAGATATGTACAATTTTTTAAAATAGATGATAAGAACGAATATGAAGTAGTAGGAATGAACCCTAGTATGATTTCATCTGACGGTAAGGTTACTTATCCATGGAAAACAAATTACACCGGTGTAAATCCTAAAACACTTGCTCAAAATTGGGGCATTTTTAGGAACAGTATACAAGATGTGTTTAATCATATAAAACAACGGAGAGCGTTGTATTATCTATTATCTAGTTATGATGTTCCTTATCTAACATTTGATGGAATTAATGATTTAGATTATCGTATGGTGAGAGATAATCCATTTAGATATGTGAGTAAAAAAGCCGTTGATGGCACCTATTCAAGTTTTTTATATAACGATGATGACCGTTATGTTTGGAAGGAGATGGACTTTTTTAATTCGTATCACAAAGAACTAGTTGACGAAAATCCGTTACTTAATCATTTAACAATTAGTGATTTGGGAGAAAATAGAAATTTGCAAAGTTATCTTAGTAACCTGGGTAATAGTCACAACGGAGATGTAGACCATTATATATCAAACTATGGCATACATTGGAATATCGATGGACATATGGAAGTAGCAATACTGCTATATAAATTTATAAATGAGAGATACAATTAGAAAGGAGTAATAATATGGGATTTTTAACAAGTAGATTAAAAGAAAAAGCCTCACACGGCGGACTAGGTTTAGTTGCAGTGGGTTTAGTAATTCTTTTTCTAGGTAGTTGGGTCAACATAGCCGCTTATGCCGCTATTGCATTCGGTGCCTACCAAGTATTAACTAAAGGCTAAAAAAACTCTAAAAATAGTTGACAATTACGCCAGTTTGGGTTATAATATATCTAACTGGCGTAATTTATGGAATAGAGTCGTGGCAAAGAAGAAGAGCAAGAAGAAAAAATTGAAAATTAATAAAAGAAACCCTGTTGCTAAAGCACTCCGTACTCCTAGGTTTAGAAGCAAAGTAGAGATAGACAGAAAAAGAGAGATGAAAAGTACAGGTAAATATTTAGATGAGGAATAGATGAGATGGCATATGTAGTAACCCAAGATTGTATAAAATGTAAGTATACAGATTGTGTAGAGGTTTGTCCGGTTGATTGTTTCTATGAAGGTGAAAATATGTTGGTTATTAATCCAGATGAATGTATTGACTGTGGAGTTTGTGAACCAGAATGTCCTGCAGAAGCAATCATAGCCGATAATCATCCAAAATTTACACAGAGACTTTTAGATATAAATGACAAGATGTCACAGATATGGCCAGTTATCGTTGAGCAGATAGACCCGTTGCCAGATGCAGACAAATATAATCCTAAAGAAGGATACACAGAAGATAAAACCCCATTGTTAGACCAGTTTGATAAAGAGTAGAGGAATAATATATTGATGAAAACATTTAAGACACGACTTGATGACTTTTTTCATTGGGTTAAGGGAACTGAACTTGTAGAACTAACAGATATTGATGTCAGTGAAGACCCAGTTAGGCCAGAATTAGATTTAGAATTTAGAACTAGTTACAGTCGTAAGATATACGGACTGAAATATGAAGATAACATTGAAGGTGTTATTTGTGTAGCATATTGTAACGATGTACCACAAAGTGTACGAGAATTAGACTTAATAAGTCAAAATGCACATCTTAAAGAAGATTTCAATACAGCAGTGGCATATACTGTTTGGAGTCGCAAGAGAGGTGCTGGTAAAGAGATTATGGCGAAACTGAAAGATTATCTCACTGTAAATACGAATATCAGAAAAGTAGTCACATTGTCGCCTTTAACACCTATGGCAACACATTTTCACATTAGAAATGGTGCAAAATTACTTAAAATTAACGATTCTTCACAAAATTTTGAATATAAACTTAAAAAAACAGCAAAAACTTGACAAAAATCGGTTTTATGCTATAATAATTAAGAATCAACAACTAAAGGAGTTAAAAATGAAATATATATTGACAATAGTAACATTAGGACTAAGTTTACTTGCTACAAATGTGTCAGCAGGCACAAGTGTTTCAATAGACGGTACAGTTTTATCAAGTACTGCTATCGTAAAAGATGTAATAAGAGAAGTTCCAGAAAAGACTTGTAACATCGTAGAAGTTCCTGTCTATGGCAACACTAAAGGCACAGCCGGTGATGCAATTGCTGGTGCTATCATCGGTGGGGTTCTAGGCAATCAAGTAGGTAAAGGTTCTGGTAAAGATGCCGCTACTATCTTCGGTGCTATTCTTGGTGCGAAAGCAGGCGAGAACCACGGTGGTCAAAAAGTAATCGTAGGTTACAAACAAGTAGAACAGTGTGAGATTACTTATGTAAGAGCAGTAACCGAAGTAGTGACTGGATATTCAACAACAGTAGCAATAGAGTTAGGTGATGGATTTGATGATTTTACACCAACTTTTAGAACTGACAGACAGTACTCAGTAGGGTCAACTGTGCCAGTAAGAATGTCGTTATCGTTGAATTAAGTACACACTTATTATAACTGATAACACAATTTCGCTATAATATCTCATAAATACATATGAGAGAAACAAAAGCCTCTTCTTAGAGGCTTTTTTATTACATTATAGAGGAGGTATTTATTATGTTATTTCCAATAATTACATTTATAACCGCCATCACAATTGCGGCAATTGCCGCTTGGTTTTCAGTTGCGGGTCTTATGGCTATCTTTACTGCATCAGCAGTTTCAGTTGCCATTATGGCAGTAGCATTAGAAGTGGGCAAATTAGTTTCAGCATCTTGGGTTTATAGAAACTGGAAAAGGGCGCCATTTCTTTTAAAATCATATCTTACAATTGCGGTAGTAATCTTAATGCTTATTACTTCAATGGGTATTTTTGGTTTTCTATCAAAAGCACATTTAGAACAAGCGGCAGACAGTGAAGAAAATACTGCCCGTATTGAACGTGTCGTACAAGATATGGCTAGATATGAAAGCACAAATAATAGACTTGAAAACAAGATTATAAAATTAGATTCCGAAGGTGAAACAGATACTTCAAAAGTACAAGACCAAATCGATACAGAAGAAAATAGAATGGACAATGTTATGGTTCGTATTCAACCTTCTATCGATGAACAGAATGTAATCATCACTACTGAACTATCAAAAGATGATGATAAGGTTGCACCATATTTAAATCAAATGGATAGCCTAGATAAAGAACTTGATAAACTAGAAGAACAAGCCAAGAAGTATGAAAATGATATTACTAATGTCGGCAAAGATACAACAAGTTATGATTATGCAGTAGCACCATTTCAGGACCAAATTAACAAAATCAAATCAGACATTTCTACATTTAAAGAGATGTCAAAATCTGGTACACAAGAAGACTTGAAGAAAGCACAACAAGTAGTTGGTATTCCTTGGGGTTACTGGAGAAATGCAGAAGTTCTTAAAGAATGGAATGAAGCAAATGCAGTAAAGTTAACTGAACTAGGAATGAAGATTGCAGAAGTTCGTAAAGACTTTGAAAATCAATACAAACAAGAGCGTATTAGACTTAGCAATATGGTAACGAAGTTAAGAAGTGAAGATACTCAATCAGTAAATGAACGTAAGATGGAATTACTAGTGAAAATTGAAGATGCAAGAGGTATAGAGTCTCCTGTAATATCTTCCGCTAGAGAAGAAATCAAAAGATTGCGTGAGAAAGCAGATAGAGAAGTTGCGGGTTCTTTAATTATCCTTGATAGACTAAGAAATGAATTGTTAAATGTATCACAGGTTGATAACTCAGCAGAAGTAGATGCACTACAATTAACGATAAATGCTAATGATGATGCTATTGATGTTTTGATTGACCAGAAGTTTGAACTAGAACGTGAGATTAGAGCAATTGCAACAGAGATAGGACCTATCAAGTACATCGCAGAAATGGTCTATGATAACACAGACAACGATACAATCGATGAAGCAGTTAGATGGCTTATCATTGTATTCATTTTTGTGTTTGACCCATTAGCAGTATTACTATTGATTGCGGCAAACTATAGTTTTCAAAACAGAAATAATGGTGGCAGACAAGAAGAAATATTCGACAAATTTTCTTTCAAAAAAAAAAAGTAAAGAAATCACTTGACATTTCACCGAAAATAAGCGATAATATTACTAATGATGAAGTAATAGATATCGCAACATCTGAGGAACCCGAAGAAATTGACGACAATATAGGTGTTGTCTTAGATGATGCCGAGATTGACGAAGAAGTCGAAGAAATAATTACTCCTGAAGAAGTTCAACGTAAGATAAATACTGAAGTATTCAAGCGAGATGGTTGGTTAGATGACGTTGATACGAATATTAAATAAAGGCAAAAGGTATAATATTGGCAGAAAATAAAGAGTTTAAATGTTCATTTTGTGGAAAACCAAAGAACGAAATTAAAACATTAATTGCAGGACCAAATCAATACATTTGTAATGAGTGTATTGATTTATGCCATGACATTATCCACGAAGTAAAATCAAAAGTAGATAATCCTGATTACGATACTACAACAGTTACTCCAGAAGAAATTAAAGAGTATTTGGATAATCACGTTATTGGTCAAAACGAAGCAAAAGAAGTAATTGCAGTCGCAGTATATAATCATTATAAACGTGTCAATTCTACCGACACTGATATCGAATTAGATAAATCTAATATCTTGTGTTTCGGTCCTAGTGGCACAGGTAAAACGTTGATAGGTAAAACTATTGCTAAGTTCCTTGATGTTCCGTTTGCTCAAATTGATGCAACTACATTAACTGAAAGTGGTTATGTTGGTGAAGATGTAGAGAATGTTGTTCAACGATTACTTATTTCAGCAGATTTTGATGTTGAAAAAGCCGAACGTGGCATTGTTTACATTGATGAAATTGATAAGAAAGCCAAAAAAGGTGAAAACTTATCAATCACAAAAGACGTTTCTGGTGAAGGTGTACAACAAGCACTACTTAAAATCGTTGAAGGAACAGTTGTTCGTGTCCCACCTGGCGGGGGTCGTAAACATCCAAACCAAGAAATGATTGAAGTAGACACTAGAAAGATTCTATTCATTGTTGGCGGTGCATTCGTAGGCATTGACAAGATTGTAGAGAACAGAGTTAACACAAGTCCTGGGATTGGGTTTGGTGCTAAACAAAAAGAAACTTCTGCGTGTAATACTAGAGAACATATTAAAACACAGGACCTTCTTAAATATGGATTGATTCCAGAATTTATGGGTAGATTTCCAATAGTCGTAGGATTAGATGAATTAACACAATCAGAACTAGTTAGAATTCTAGTTGAACCAAAGAACAGTATAGTTGCACAGTTCAAAAAGTTATTTTCATTAGATGGCGTAGAACTAGAAATGGGCGATGACACATTGTCCGCAATAGCCAAAATTGCACACGAAGATACAACGGGTGCAAGAGGACTACGAAGTGTAATAGAAAAATCATTATTGAAATTACAATTCACTCTACCAAAATTGGCAGAAGAAGGTTTAGTTAAAGTTATTATTACTAAAGAATTTATTGATGCAGAAGTGGATACCCCTATATTAGTGTATGCAGAAGATGATAAAAAAGCAGAACAAGGTATAGATGGGTAAAATTTACAAGAACAATCAAAAGACTATGATTGTATCTAACCATCAAATTAAATTTGATACATTACGAGTAGTAGGGCCAGATAGAGTCCAATTAGGAGTAATGAGCAAAAAAGAAGCACTAGATATGGCTAAAGCAGAAAACTTAGACTTAGTTCTAGTTGTTGAAAAAGCAGAACCGCCTGTTGCCAGAATCATTGAGTTAAATAAGTATAAATATGAACTACAGAAGAACGAAAAGGAAATGGCTAAAAAAGCCAGAGCGGCAAAGATAGATACAAAAGAAATAAAGTTTAAACCTAATATATGTGAGCATGATTTACTTATAAAATTAAATCGTGCCCAAGATTTTTTAGAAAAAGGTGCAAAAGTGAAGATAACTATTCAGATGCGTGGAAGAGAGAATGCGAATAGGTCAGAAGTATTTAATCATTTCAAAGAAGCGATTGAAACACATTTAGATAACTTTAAATGGGATTCAAACTTAGCATTAAACGGCAATAGAATAATAGGACTACTATACAAAGATGGCTAAATTTACACCAAAAAAGAAAGTTACAGGCAGAGAAAGACCAATAGGAACTCATGTAGAAATACAGCACGACAACTTCGAAAGAGGATTAAGACTTTGGAAGAGAAAATGCTCAGATGCAGGAACAGTTCAGGAAGTTAGAGAACGTCAAGCATTTATTAAACCGACTGAAAAAAGAAAGAAAATGAAAGCGGCTGCCAAACAACGCACAAAGCGTGAACAAGCAAAGAATGTATTACGTAAGAAAAGAATGTATTAATGGCAATTGATGTAATTGAAACACTAGATGTAAGAACTCTCCAGAAAGAGTCCGCTAGAGCATTGCTAACTATGGACGGAACAAGTCATGGAATAGCACGTTTTAATAAATTAGCACATCATAACTCGCAGAATTGGTACAAAGCAGTACTAACAGCGTACATAGAAGAACATGGAGGCTTACCTTGTGATGTAGGTCCCGCAAAAGATTTAGTGTTATTTTCCGAGAAAATTGGTTTATAAAGACTAAATAAGAGTGTACTAAGCAATAGTGTTTAGTATATTACAGAGATGCCGAAAGGGTCTCAAACAATAATAACTTGCTTAATATAAGGAGAAAAATTATGACAAGAGTTACAACATTAACCCTGCCCGACTTCCACAGAACAATGCTAGGATTTGACCGATTGGTCGAAGACTTTCAAACGTTCAATACTGGAACAAACAATGGGTATCCCCCTTTCAACGTAGAGACTTCTGGTGATGATAAGTATCAAATCACACTAGCACTCGCTGGTTTTGTACGAGATGATTTAAAAATCGATGTACAAGAAGGCATTCTTACTATTACAGGTGAGAAAGTAGAAGCAGAGTCCGAAGAAATTCAATATCTACACAAGGGCATTGCTAATAGAAGTTTTACAAGAACTTGGAAATTAGCAGAATACGTTGAGGTAGTAGAAGCCAAGATGGAAAATGGTATGCTTTACATTTCTTTAGAACGCATTGTTCCAGAAGAAAAGAAACCAAAGTCTATCAAAATTAACTAAAAAGTTACTTGACTTTAACTACTAATTTAGTTATAATTAAGGGAGACAGACAGAAATGTTTGTCTCTTTTTTGCATAAATATATACTATATGAGGGAGAGTAATAATGATTGAAAGTAACGAAAAAGAAAAGATACAATCGTCCGATAATTCGTTATTAACAATAGGCGAACCGAAGCAGTATTATGTTGTAATGCACAATGATGATAAGACTCCGTTCGATTTTGTTATTGACATACTTATGGCATTGTTTAATCATGACCAAGACACATCGGCTGATTTAGCCCATAAGATACATACAGACGAAAAAGCAATCGTAGGAATGTACAACTTAGAAATCGCAGAACAAAAAGTTGAAGAGACAGTCAAAGCAAGCCGAGTTGCAAATTATCCTTTATCAGTATCTTTAGAGCCAACGACTTAATTTACTGTGAGACACAGTATACTCCAATATAATACGGACTGTTTTAATCACGGAAGTGATTATTTTGGAGAAGTAACCAAAGATGTAGATTACGCATTATTTCAAAGACTGCCAATTAAGAGCGAATTGTCAGGACCAAATATAAAAGAGATTCACTTAGAAAGAAGTATACCTAATGCAAGAAAATCTTTATATGTAGGTATAGCAAGATTTCACGGTAAATCAAAATTTGAATCTTGTATATCGTTTAATTTACCAAGCAAAGATATAGTTAGAGCAACAGGAGATAATTTCCAAGGCTCTAAAGCATTATGCACAGGTATCGACAAGATTGTATATTGTAGTGTATTACCTTGTTATCCTGATGGCAATACTATAATACATAAACATACACTAGAAGATATTGAATTTTTACTGAATAAACTTCAGAACACAAACTGTATAATAGCAGGAGACTTTCATCACAAGCCTGGTGATTTTAAAGAATTAGACGACCTCATCAAAGGTTACGGTTTCACATCATATCTCAATGACTACGACACATTTGTTCATCCTCACGGTAATAAATTTAACCTAGATAGAATGATATCAAACATCAAAGGTCTAACTGTAGGAAACATAAAAGTTCATCAACCAAATAAACCGAGTAAACATTTAGCAATAACATATGATGTACAATATTGATAATAACTATTGCATAATATAATTATTTGTGTTATAATACTAATATATGAAACAAATAGAACACGATATGGAATGCCTACAGTGTGGATATAGATTTATCACTCAAATGCCATCACCGTGCCCAAATTGCAGTCATAAGTATTTGATTGATTGGGGCTTTAAGAAGGAACAAAAATGAACTTAAAAATATTAAACGAATTAGATAGAATTCTTAAAAACAACCCAAGTCTATTACAGGATAAACATGCATATTGCCAAGTTGTAAATGGTGTATTTGATATTGAACTGAATCAAATTGATGATACAGAAGTTCACGCATTAGCAGAACAAATCGATAGAGCAGTATTGAAAAATTACTTTGGTAAAGTCTGGCAAGCAGAAACAAAGAAATTTAAATATAGTGGACTTGCAATCATTGATGAAGTGAATGCAATGAATCCAGGTAACGTAATTGATATCGGTTGTGGGTATAACGAGTTTAAAGGAAAGATACAAAACTTAACTGGTATTGACCCATATAATGATAGAGCAGATATCAGTGTTCATACACTAGATTATAACCCAGAAGTCGAATATGATGTTGCTATCTGTCTAGGTAGTATCAATTTTGGTAGTAGTGATAAGATACTTGGTGAACTTGAAAATGTAGTAGGCATGGTCAAGTCAGGTGGTTTCTTATATTTCAGAGTTAATCCAGGAATTCAACACAATCGTCCAGCGGCTAAATGGATTAATTTTTATGACTGGGACCCAGTCTTTATTTCAAACGCCGCACAATATCTTAACTGTGATGTCTTAACATTACGACAAGACGACAATAACAGATTTTATTTCGTATTACGTAAAAAATAACCTATGTTTACGCTAACGATTCGTATATTGAGTAAATATACGTATGTCACATAAAGAAGCGTACAGAATGTTTTGGATGGTAAAAGGACACTTTAACACGTCGGAATCGACAGTGTTATCTTGCGCCGAAGGATACTTTAATCGTGTATGGAGAGCAGGCTGTGACGGAGCCCCATTATCAGAATGGGAAGAAGGCTTTGAAGAAGCATATTCAAAAATAATTCAAAAATAATTCAAAAAACTGTTGACACCCCTTGTCAATTGTGATATTATATTCGTATAAAAAGATAAATAAAACTAGTACAGAACTGTACTTCAATCATGTATAGCAGAGTTGCTAAGGCATGTTCAAAATCTTAAACATTTTAATATAAATTTAATAGGAAATTGGCAATGTCAGCAATTCTTACCTTGTTAGCAGGTACATTCTACGGATTAATAATAGGACTTATACCAAGTGCGGGAGCCACTACTGGACTCGTAGCAATGTTTGGTTTCATAAGTTATTTTGGTTTCGACCCATATATGGGTGTAATCTTCTGTATGGCAGTAGTCGCCGCAAGTACAACAGGTGATACTTATGCAGGAATACTATTAGGTATCCCAGGCGCAAACTCAGCCGCGGCAACAATGGTAGATGGATATCCATTAGCACAGCAAGGCAGAGCCACAGAGGCATTAACAGCCGCAATCACAACATCAACATTAAACGGATTATTTTGGGGTACATTAACTTTTGCCCTATTGCCTCAGTATGCAAAACTTATTATGTATTTTGGCATACCAGAGTTGTGGGCATTTATCTTGTTAAGTTTGGCGTGTGTTGGATTTGTCAGTAATAAGTTTTGGTTTAGAAGTATCATAGCAATCTGTGTAGGTATTGGAATAGGATTAATAGGCACAGACCCAGAAACGAATATGGACAGATTTACTATGGGGTGGGACTATCTAGGTGATGGTGTACAACTTATGCCACTAGTTGCTGGTCTATTTGCTTTTCCTGAAATCATTGCTGGTTGGCGTAGAGGAAACTCTATCGCAACAATAGGTGAAGAAACACATACACATCAGACTTGGGAAGGTATTAAAGCAGTTTGGAAATATAAATGGGACGCACTACGTGGTGGTGCAATTGGCGCCTTTGTAGGATTTCTACCCGGATTAGGTGGCGCAATGGGAGATTGGATGAGTTACGGTTCAACAGTAGCAAGTCATCCCGAAGAAGAATTTGGCAATGGCAATATGAGAGGCGTTGTAGGTCCAGAAGGAAGCAACAATGCCCAAAAAGCAACTAGTATGATACCAACAGTATTGTTTGGCATACCAGGAGCAAGTTTTGCCGCAGTACTATTAGGACTATTTGCATACTTAGGTTTCGAATTGGGAACACAAGAAATCGCCGCAGATATAAAGTTCTTTGACAGTTTAACATTTGGATTTATGTGGGCGACAGTAATTACTGGTATACTTTGTGTAGCATTTAATAAGCAAATTGCAAAGATAACTTATGTCCCCTACATTTATTACTTCCCATTCTTAGTGGGATTTATCATCTGGGCTTGTGTTCAATACACAGGCGGGTGGCAAGACTATGCTATATTAGGTATTACTACCTGTTTAGGATTGTTTATGAAGAAGTACAAGTTTAGTAGACCTGCCTTATTAATGGCATTTATACTTGCAATGAAAATAGAGGCATTATCTCTACAAATGTGGTTCATTTACTCAGTAGACACACTAGTAACACGACCACTGTTTTTAGGTATAATGAGTGTAGTTATTATGCTGTTAGTATTCAGTATAGTTAAGAGAAGTAAACTAGAATATGCTTAAAGGTGAACCACACACTTTTAAGTAGTTTTTTTAATGTGGAGAATAGGAAAGAAAAATGAAGAAAATCTTTATGGCCCTAGTATTATCACTAGGCATTACAACATCAGCATTTGCTGAAACATTTACATTTGTTGTGCCACAGAAACCAGGTTCTGGTACTACTGTGTGGACAGAAATTGTACTTAAAGAACTGCAAAGGTTTTTGCCAGAGCATACTCTAAAACTTAGGAATTTTCCAGGTGCTAGAGATATTCCAGCGGTAAATGCCTTTCAAAACGAACTAAGATTTGATAACACTATCATTATGGTTTCACATGGTGGTAATGGTGTATCATTCTTACAAGAACAAGTTGATTACAACTATGCTGATTGGGAATCAATTGGTATGATGAACTTAAACATTATTGTTGGTAAAAGACTTGATGCTGATTTAGACAACATTATATTTGCATCTAAGTCAGGTCGTGTTCCAGATGCAATGGGTATGGCTCTATTACTATGTGGTAAACTAGACTCAATTGCTGAATACTCAACTTGTTTCAAATCAAAAGTTAACTGGGTACCAGGATTTGGTAACGGTGGTGACAGACGTTTAGCATTTAAACGTGGCGAACTAACTGTTGACAGAGAAAACCCTGCGGCATACAAGAAGCACATTGCTAAAAATCCAGATGCAGAACTTTGGTTCCATCACGGTATTCTACAAGCAGATGGTTCACACGCAGATGATGTTAACTATCCAGGAAAGCAAATGGAAATCTTATATGAAGCCAAATGGGGCGAAGCACCTTCAGGTCCAATGTATGATGCATATGTACTAGTTAAGTCATTCCGTGATGCTCTACAAAAAGCATTTTGGGTGAACGCTGGTAATCCTAACGCAGAGTTACTACAAAAAGCATTGTTAGAAATGTCTAAAGACCCACAAGCAATCAAAGCCATTCAAAAGAAAGTTGGTAAGTATGAATGGGTTATTGGTGCAGAAGGTAATGCTCGTAGAGATACATTGATGTCATTTGTTACAGAAGATGCGTTACGTGGCTTAGTTGAATTCTCAAACGATGCGTTAAACATCAAAGCAGTATACAAAGAAAGTATTCTTAATGCTGATGCAGTAGATGTTGTAGAAGAAAAGGAAGAAGGCGGTATTCTTAATAAGATTAAATCTTTCTTCAAGCAAGACTGATGAAGTCAAACATTTTAGTGCTTACCGGACCTCAAGGGTCTGGTAATCACTTATTCTCAAAAGCATTATCTATGCACGATGATGTCTCAGGTTGGGATGACCTGTTAAGAGAGTATTGGATAAACCACGATGCGGCACCTTTCAAAGATATTTGGTCACATCCAGAAACTATTAGTGGACACGATTGGTCACTAAGTGAGAACTGGGTACTTAGTGTAAGTGGACCATATGTAGATATCATTAATGGACAAAAGCAAACTGTTTATCCAAACTACAAAGAAGTATTAAGCGAACTTAGTAAAGTAGGAAATGTTCAAGTTGGTATTATTGGTAGAGACCAAAATATCATGGGACAAAATCAACTAAGAAAACGAGGAGTAGAAAGTTATCACAACTTTCTCAACAAAGTAGAAGACTTAACAGCACACCCTCATGTGTTTTTAAGTGTAGAACTATTGTACTTGTTTAGGCATCAGTACCTGAAGTCACTAGATGCCTTGCTTAATATTCCTGTAGATGCGAGTGATGAAAGACTTCACTATATTCTTAACAAAGACCCGAATGCTAAATATGTTCATAACGTTGAACATAGTTGGTTAGACAAGCGAAAAAGAGATGGTCTATTGAACGACAATAGTTTACCACACGATGAAACAGATGTACAGTAAGAAACAAGATACATCGGTTGTAATCATTAAATACGCAAGTGCGATACTTATACTGATAGCAATGGTTTTACATGTTGCCGGTATAACGCCTTGGAATAGTATTTTACAAATGATTGCCGCAAGTGGCTGGATATATGTCGGTCTTAAATGGAATGAGAAAGCAATAATTCTTAATTTTCTTCCTCAGTTTGCTATCATAATACCTATGTTGATTTGGATATATTTTATAAAGGACACAGGATTGTGAAAAGTAATTGGGAATTAGGTAAAGAACTATCAAACTATCATTTCGATAAATCAATAAAAGATACAGAATCTTATCAAAAATGCGGAAGATTTGTAGGCGATTGGAAAGATGAACTTGAAGAAGCCTATAGAACTATGGCTAGTGTCACCTGGAATAACAGGTGGCACAAACACGGCAAGACTGACCCTAGAGGCAATCTTGCACAAAACGAATTAAAAGATATTATTGATGCTGGTGGTGACCCAGAGATATCAATGTATCAAGGTTCATACACAATTGGACCTGTAATGCAACAGATGATTGACACTATAGGAATGGAAAGTAGTAGACACAAACTACATATTCAAGTAACTGGTGAAGTCGTATCTATGCATATGGATAAACATTACGAAAAAGAAACAAACGGCGGTGAAGCAAGACGCTTCTTAGTTGCATTAGAAGATTGGGAACCAGGACAGATTTTAATCTTCGGTAATCAAATATGTGAACGTTGGACTGCTGGAGATATCATTACGTGGGAATGGAAAGACATGCCTCACGGTACAGCAAATTGTAGTCTACATAAACGACCTATGTTAGCAGTGACAGGCATCGTTACTAAACAGACACAAGACTTAATTGACAACCCAAAATTAAGATATAATTTAGACTAAATACACACGAGAACACTTGACTAATTGCACAGATTGTGCGATAATATGTGTATTAAGTCAAAAGAAGGAATGCAATGGCAGTAGGAATAATTTCAGCAATACCAGAAGAATATTCTAGGTTAGAGTGGGATGCTGAACCAAAAACAGAAATAATCGTAAATAAAATTTTTAAGTTTGGCAAGATGAATGGCATAGATGTCATTGCGGCAGAATGTGGAATAGGTAAAGTAAACGCCGCATTAACAACCGGTTTGTTATTAGGACATTTCGGATGTAGTAGTATTGCATTTAGTGGTGTCGCAGGCGGAATAAATCCAGAATATTCTCTTGGTGATATAATTATTGCATCTGAACTCATTCAACATGATTATGGAGCAATTGTGAATGGCCAGTTAATTAGTTCTATTCCTGGCAGTTTCCCATCATTAGATGATACAGATGAAGATGTTGCATATCGTATGCCAGAAAGATTGAAAAATGCGATAACTAATGTAGTAGATGATACTGTTTCATTCGGCCGCATTCTTACTGGAGACACTTACTTGGCTTGTGAAGGTACAAGAAAAATGTTTCGTGGTCAGTTCGGCGCAGATGCAATCGAAATGGAAGGTGGTGCAATAGCACAAGTATGTTGTTCTTGGCATGTGCCGTTTGTAATTGTAAGAGTATTAAGCGACTTAGCAGGAACAGAATCACACTATCAGTTTGAAGAGTTTATAGATGATGCAAGTGTTAAAGCGGCTAAAACAGTAAAGAAAGTGCTTCCTATATTGGAACAGTGGAAATGATGATTAGAGAGTTCAAAGACACCCCATTCGAGTTAAATAACCAAGAAGTTATAATTGATGGCGAACATTTTAGAGTATATCCGGACGCCTGGCCAGCGTGTGATGGACACTTATTATTCGTTCCTAAAATAAATACACCAGAATATATAACAAAAACACTCGGTGAAGCGGTTGTTTATGGAGATAATTTGGTAAAAACTGGACAAATTGACGGATATCATTTTGGTATGAATATGGGAGAACCAGCAGGGCAATCTGTGATGTGGCCTCACGTTCACTTTATACCAAGACATAAGGGAGATGTAGAAGGTTTTCCTGGAAGTGTCAGATTAGCACACAAAGGACATAGAGGATCGGAGTATTATGGATTTCATCCAGAACATAAAGATGAATATCGAAGAGTGCATCCTTTTATAAAATTTAACGATGAGGAAAAAGAATGAATAAATCATATGAATCAAAATCAGCAATAATTGTTCTTTATGGCTCTTCGGACTATAAGATATTAGATAAGAAACTAAATGGTCAACTTGATACTATGTGTTTGTCAAACAGTATCGATAATAAAGATAATTTAGAAACTGAAATGACATATCCATCTAAAGTCAATACACGAGCAATATGTGTAGTTAAGACTGATAAACAATCAGACAATGATTGGAGAAATCTTGGTGGTAAATATTATAGCAGATATAAAGAGCAAGTAGACCATGTTTACTTTGATGATGAAATGCCTAAAGAAGTCTATGATGGCGCAATGATGGCAAGATATTCATTTTCAAAATATAAGACTAAAGAAAATCCAACATACGCAGAAATTCATGTTGATGATATTGATACGATTGATATGTTACACGAAAGCGTTTATTTCTCACGTGACTTGGTATCAGAACCAGGAAATGTTTTATATCCAGCAGAGTATGCCAAAAGAATTAACGATACATTATCGCCACTAGGCGTCAATGTAAAAATCTATCATCAAGCACAACTAGAAGAAATGGGCTTAAGTCTGTTATTGAGTGTTGGTCAAGGTTCAGCAAGAGACAGTTATGTTGTTGTAATGGAACATATGGGTGGTAAAGTTGGTGATTCTCCAATTGCGTTAGTAGGCAAGGGTGTTACATTTGACACTGGCGGTATCAGCCTTAAACCAGGACGTAATATGGGTGATATGAAATATGATATGGGTGGAAGTGCCGCAGTTGTCGGTGCAATGCATGCCATAGCAAATCATAAAGTGGATAAGAATGTAATTGGTATTGTAGGACTTGTTGAGAATATGCCTGATGGTACAGCAATTAAACCAGGTGATGTTGTTACATCATTAAGTGGATTAACTGTCGAAAACCTTAACACAGACGCAGAAGGCCGCTTGGTTTTAGCAGATATATTGACATATGTACAAAATGAGTACAGTCCACGCTGTATCGTTGATTTAGCAACACTAACAGGTGCTATTGTACAAACATTAGGTCACGAGATGGCAGGATTATTTACGAACTCTACTATGTGGGGAGATGCGATAATGGATGCTGGTGACGAAGGTGGCGAAGGTTTCTTCCGTATGCCAATGGGACAAAATTGGAATAAAATGACTGATAGTAAGATTGCTGATATGCAGAATATCGGTGGTCCATTTGGTGGTTCAACAACAGCCGCTGAATTTCTATACAGATTTGTAGACCAAGAGACTCCTTGGGCACACTTAGATATTGCTGGTATGGCATGGAACCGTGAAAACAAAGATACTTGTCCAGTTGGTGCAGTTGGCTTTGGCGTAGCAACTCTTTATAACTTAGTAAACTCAGATTTTCCTAGTGAAATGCCAATTGATGAACCTATGAAGTACTAATTTGTATAAATACGAATATAATATAATTCGTAAGGAAATACAAAATGTCATTTATTATAGCGTTCACACTTCGGTGGCTTCTTAAGGGCTGGATTCTAGCCAAGTTGGCAATCGTAGTAAGAAAATGGTTAGTTAAGAAATACAACCTCGAAGCAAATTTCAAACAGACTAAATCAGATAAAAAAGTTAAATGGGCAGATTTACGGTGGTATGCCGATTTAGCGGCAAATGTCTACAAGACAAAAGAAGTAATTAACTCAACTTATGAAAAAGACTTTACAGTTTACATTAATGAAATAAATGAAATAAGGTATGTTGTTCTCACTGATGATTCTACAAAATCACATTATGTTTCAGTAAGAGGCACATCAAACTCGCACAATGCAATGCAAGATATTAATTTCTTTAAAGATAAGAGTAAGAGATTAGGCATTAACATTCATACAGGATTTCATAGAACAGCAGAAATGATTGCTGATGACTTATTATCCAGATTAGAAGAAGATTATAAAGTATGTGTCACAGGACATAGTCTTGGTGGTGCCGCGGCAGTCGTAGTTTCCTGGTATCTCGACCATGCGAGTTTCAATGTAGGCGAATGTATTACTTTCGGTCAACCTAAAGTTACAGACTCACACGGCAATAGAACAATGCGTGATAAGATTAGACTAACTCGTGTTGTGAATGAAACTGATGTTGTTCCTTTAGTACCACCGACTGGCACACACAGACATAGATATGCTCATACTGGAACATTAATTAAATTATTAGACGATGGTAATTTCTGTCATCTACAACAACCAGATAGTTTGAACTTCGGTGTCAATAGTTTCTGGTTATTTGCGGCAAGAGAAAGTTTCTCTTTCTATGAAATAGGTAAAGAATTACCAGACCACTTTATGACTAGTTACATTGAAAATATGAAAATGTGTTCAAGTACTAAGAAAGGTCAAGAAGTTTTATGGAAAGATAGATTACAGTATATCAATGATGAAGGTATGCTTGGTGAATTTGGTAAAAAGGAGAAGTAATGGCAGAACAACAACATATTCAAGACCCATTTTTGTACAAATGTACAATACAACGTATAGTTGATGGAGACACAGTAGATGTTAACATTGATTTAGGATTTGGCATTTGGTTATATAAAGAAAGAGTTCGTGTAGCAGGTATTGATACACCTGAAAAGAGAACAAGAGATAAAGTTGAAAAGATATTTGGATTGGCAGCCACTGCCAAAGCACACACATTGATTCCAGAAGGTTCAAACTGTATAATTAGAACTCGCAGAGATAAAGCAGGAAAATATGGTAGAACTATGGGTGATTTTGTACTCGAAGATGGTACATTATACACAGATGTTATGATTGAAACACATCATGCAGTTCCTTATGAAGGTCAAGCAAAAGCAGATATCGAAGCGGCTCACTTAGTAAATAGAGAAATTTTAATAGAATCTGGTGAAGTTACTATAATATAAGACATTAGGGAGAGAAAATATGGCAAAAGAATGTTGTCCATCATTCAATGAAGAATTTCAGACTCCAGCA